ATGGCGGACCCCTATCCCTTGTCGAGCCTGATCGAACGACCGGGCTACAAGATCACGACGACCGAGCCGGCCTACGCCATTGAAGTCGTCGTGCCCTTCAACGAAGGCACCGTGGCGCAAGCTCGCGCCGCAGCCGAGACCCTAATCGAGAACCTGACGATTTAGGCGATCCCGGGCTTGCGCGACGAACTCGACGCAAAAGGCATCACCTTCGACGACGCGGTCACCGCGGCGCTCATCTTCGGCTAAGGGGACGTCGCCATGAAGCAAGTGAAACCGGGCAGCTGCACCTTCCAGCCGGCGGCCGGCATCCTGGATTTCTCCGCGCTGAGCGGCTTCGACGTCGTTCGCCTGTTCGCGGTCATCAACCTGCGGACCCGGCGGCTGCTCTACGCCGTCGGGCGTAGCGGCCTCGGCTTCTCACAGGTGGCCGGCGCCGTCGTGACCCTGGAGGTCGAGACGAGCGACATAGGGGCCGGTGATCCGCTGCCGGTCCTCTATGACGATGGCGACACGGCGTCGGACACCAAGCTGGAGGAGCTGCGCGTCCTACTCGACAGGGGTTACCAAGGCGTCACAGGACGCCGGCAACACGGGGTTGGAAAGCATCGACCGAAGGTTCTCTCTGCTCGGTACGTCTGCCAAGCAGGACGAGGGCAAGACCGTGCTTCCGTAGATCGCGAACGCGCTGGCCCCAATCGGCACGGACGCCACACTCCAGCAGATCCTGACGACGCTGAAGGCGCAGCGGGTCGAGGCGATCTGGACCGACGACACGGGCACCCGCTTCATCCGCGTCGACATCGGCGGCACCATCGTCTGGACCGATGTAGCCGGCAATGCGTCGTCACCTCCCGGCACCGGGGCTCGCCCCGACAGCGACAGCAGCACCGTCGTCTCCCGTCGGACCTTCAAGGCGACCGCGGCCGGGACGGAGTTCGCGATCGGCGACGTGCTCGACCAGCTCGTGGTCACGGACGGCGATGCGGGCGATCTCGTCTCGAACTTCTGGATCAACGTCACGGCCGGCACGAAGATCGCGGCGCCCTCGGCCGCCTCGATCGCGCCCCAGTCGCCGCTGCCGGAGGGGGCGGCCACGGCCGCGCGCCAAGACACGGGCAATACGGCCCTGTCAGGCATCGGCACCGGCCTCGGCGCACCAGCTGCCACGGCCACGACCAGTGACGGCGGGGCTCACTCTCTGATCGCCGTTGCCAAACGGGCCCTGTCGAACTGGACGACGCTGCTGGCGCGCATCCGGGCGCTCGGGCCAGGCGGCCAAGGCCGCTTCGGTTCCGGTCACCCTGGCGAGCGACCAGGGCAGCCTATCGGTGAGCCTCACTTCCGGCTCGGTCGAGTTTGCCGATGTGGTGAATAGAACCGTCGGTGCGAGCGGCGGGACCGCCGCCGTCGCGCACGATGCGGGTGCTGTCCCACGGCCCTGGAGCTTCTTCAACGCGACGTTCTTTTCCAGCGTCGCGCTGGGCTACACCGTTCAGGCCTCGAACAGCGCGGATTTCTCGAACGCGCTGATCGTCTCGTCGCGCAAGACGGTGGCCGGGGCGGCAACCAACATCACCCTATGCATCACCTTCCGGTACTACCGTGCCTACGTCACCAATCCGAGCACGTCGGCGACGGCCCCGAACACCTTCGGTCACACCGACTTCTCAGCCGGGCGGAAGGCCGGCTGGCGGCCGTCGAGGCGCTCTCGAACTCATGACATTCGAACCTGCGCGCTCTGCCATTCGATTTTGCGCGCTAGATGAGGCCAATGGGTACTGCAATGAGCCGACAAAAAATGTGGGCTAAAATGAGGGGTGCCCTTCTTGGTCGGGAAAAACATATCAGCTATTGAAGTTACTTAACCCATATATTTGGCGGAAGGGGTGTCCGCCAGTGTAGATTGATTTGTAAGGGATTTTCGCGTCGGAAGCCGGCTGTCCCCACCGTCTTCCCCACCAGCGGACAATTCGATGCGCTCCCTTGCGTGGCTTTCGCACAGAGGAGCGCCTGACCCGTGACACGCACCTACGCTATCGGCGACATTCATGGTCGATACGACCTTTTCACTCAAGCCGTGGCCGAGATCACGGCGCGCGGCGGCGGCAAGGTCGTCTTCCTCGGCGACTACGTGGACCGAGGCCCACAGAGCCGGGAGGTGCTTGAGGCGCTGATCGCCGGGCCACCACCCGGCCAGACGTGGGTCTGCCTTAAGGGCAACCACGAAGACATGATGGTCGAGACGATCACCGCGCCGCTTGAGCCGGATTGGTGGATCGGGAACGGCGGTGCGGCCACGGTCGCATCGTATGGCGGCCAGATCCCACTTGCGCATGTCCGGTGGGCTGACGGCCTGCCGCTCTCACACGAGACCCGGTATCGCGTCTTCTGCCATGCTGGCGGCGACCCGACCCTCGACATCGCCGACCAGACCGAAAAGTCTCTGATCTGGTTCCGCTGCAAGCGCGACTTCGACTACGGCTTGGATGGCAAGCACGTCGTCCACGGGCACACGCCGTTCAAGGACGGCCCTGTCTGTCTGCCGAACCGCACGAACCTCGACACGGGCGCCTACGCGACCGGTCGGCTGTCCGTTGCCGTCTTCGATGATGCCGAGCCCGGCGGGCCGATCGACGTGTTCAGCGTCACTCTCCCCACCCCTCCCCGAGCCGAAGGAGCCTGAGCGATGGGTGCGGATCTGATTATCCCAGCCGAACTGCGGGCGCTGAGCGAGGCGGCTGCCAAGGGGCCGTGGAGCCACCGGCCGCTAATGTCAGACAAGGGCTCCGAGTGGCGCGAACGCTTCATCACGGACGGGCTGACAAACCTAGCCGACGACATGGAGCCAGAGGACGCCGAGTTCGTCTGCGCGCTCGTGAACTGGTTCCGGTCCCTCCCCGCCCTACCCCGAACAGAAGGAGCTTGAGAGATGGGCGAGCATAAGTGGCGCGAGATCTCCGACGCTGACCGTCCTCGGGACAGGAAGACACGGCTCTGCCCGGCCATGCTGCTTATCGGGCGCTATCCCGGCAGCCAGACGTGGAGCGATCCATATTACGGCTGGTGGGACGCCGGGGCGAACGATTGGGCTCGCTGGCCTCACCAGTTCCCGCCCACGCATTGCATGGGGATTAGCCCGCCTTCCCCCTCCCCGCTTGCGGCTGAAGGGAAAACGGAGGGCGCCGATGCCTAAGCGGCTCGCTTGGTACTGGCACACGTTCCTCGACGGACTGCCGGTCACTTTCCCCGCGCTCTCCGTCCAACACTTCCGATGGAAGGGCATCTGCGGCTTGCAGGCCGGGCCGTGGTTCATCGGGGTTGTGAAGGGCGAGCCAGGGGCGGCGTTCGATGCCGAGGCTGACGTGACGTGCGGCAAGGTGGTGGATCGGGGAGGTGCGAGATGAGCGAGCCGGCCAAGATCCTGCGCGCCGCCATTGAGGCGTACATCTGCGGCGACTACGACAGCCCCCGTAGCCACCGGCCGAACCCATGCCAGCACGGCGTCGAGTACTACGTCACGTGTGAGCAGTGCATTGACGCGCACTTCATGAAGGCGCTGGACGCAGCGTCAGGGATGGACGCCGCCAAAGGCGGGCGAGACCGGAACGGGCTCGATCCGAAGGACGACAGCCCGTCCGCGTAGCGGGACGCCCAACACCCCGCCCTAGCGAACCCCCTTATCCCTTTCAAGGAGAGGGTTTGGGTTTGCGAGGGGTGGAACGCTTACGCCGCGCGATCTCCTTGGCGACGGCCAGCCTCACGAACGAGGCGTTGTCCTCGCCGTCATGCAGGACTTCCCGGATCTCTTCGCGCGTGCCGGGCACGAAGCGAATTAACACCGGCTCGTGATCGCTCTTCGGCCGCGCCATCCTGCGGCTTGAACGGGATATCTCCGAAGTCGTCAAGGGCGCGTCGCTCATGCTCGCTTCCGAGATATCTCGCATTGACCCATAACACGAAATTTTCTACGATGCGAGATATCTCGTAAGGACGTGCATCAATGATCTGGCTCGCTCTTGCAGCAACGTGGTGGGCTGGCTTCGGCCTCGTCATCGGGGCCAATCGCTCTCGCGTACTACCGGGCCCGACAGACGGCCTTTCCTTCGCGGCATGGTGGGCTTTTGCTTGGCCCGTCCTCTGGGTCTGGGAGGCATCTTATGGCGAGTGATGGGTTTCCGTACCCCGTGGATCAGCCCGGCAACTTCAGCGCAGATGACAAGCCGACGTCTCTCGGCGATGCCCTGCCCCGCGAGATGGCGCGCGTGCGCGATGAAGTGCTGCCGGAATACCTCTCCATCCCCGGCGGCATCCTAGCTGCGACCATGATGCGTCAGTCGCTCGATGCTGCGGCTCGGGCGATGGCGGAAGGCGATGTCGTCGCGATGATCCGCTGCCACGAGGATCTGAAGGGCTACGAGGTCTAGCCTTCGCCGGCAGATCGAACGGCTGGAGAGCCTGGAGTTTTAGGGCCAGAAACAACGAAGCCCGCGCGGCGGGTGCCGGCGGGCTGAGGAAAACATCCGCTCTGGGCCTTGTGCTAACAGCCGTTAGCATGCACTGTCGCTGCTATCGGGTTGATAGCAGGAGAGCGCGGTGACTGAGCCCAAAAAGCGAGTGGTGTTCATCAAGCAGAGCAACGCCGGCAAAGCCCGCGTTCAAAAGATGACTCCCGAAGCGCGGAAGGCTGTTGCATCGGCCGGCGCCAAGGCTCGATGGGCCAAGGCGCAGCCGGAGCGGGCCGGGCTACCCAAGGCCGAATTCGGAGATGACAGCCGTCCGCTCAAGATCGGGGACATGGAGATCTCGTGCTACGTGCTGGAGGACGAACGGCGCGTTCTCTCTGCGGCGGGGCTTCAGAACGCGATGGGGATCGCTCCAGGCGGGAGCATGAAAGCTGGCATGAGTCGGCTGGAGCTTTTTGCCAGCGGAAAGATCATAAACCCGTTCATTTCCAGCGACTTAGACGATAGAGTCCGGAACCCGATCCGCTTCATCACCCCGAGCGGTAGCATGGCCTACGGCTACGAAGCCGATACGCTTGTCATGCTATGCGAAGCCGTCCTTGCGGCACGGCAGGCCCGGAAGCTTCAGCCACAACAGCTCGCCATCGCTCAACAATGCGAGTTGATCATGCGCGGCCTCGCCCGCGTCGGCATCGTGGCCCTCGTTGACGAGGCGACGGGCTATCAGACCGTCCGCAAGCGCGACGCCCTCGCCAAGATCCTTGAGGCGTACATCTCCAAGGAGCTTCTGCCGTGGGCTCAACGCTTCCCTCTGGAATTCTACGAAGAAATCTACCGCCTTCACAGTTGGGATGATCTCGACCCGCGCGACCGGTCAAAGCCCGGCTACGTCGGCAAGCTGACCAATGCGCTGGTCTACGAACGCCTTCCTGATGGAGTTCTCGAACAACTCCGCGCTCAGAACCCGGTTGATCTTGAGACCGGCAAACGCAAGTTCAAGCACCACCAATTCCTGACCGACGAAATCGGCAACCCGCACCTTGAGAAGCACTTGTCGAAGGTGATTGGCCTGATGCAGGCTTCGGACACATGGATCGAGTTCAAGAAGATGTTCCGGCGAGTGTTCAAGGTCCAGGACGGTGATCGTGCCGGCGGCCGAGGCTCAATCCGGATCTGAGGGCCAGAACGACAAAGCCCCGCGCCAGCGGTTGCCGGGCGGGGCTGAGAGGTTAGGACTGTAGGGGCGCTAGGGCTCGCCGATCGACGCCCTCGCCGTCTGCTCAAGCAGCTTCGGCATCTCGGACCTGCCTGCTGGTCCGACCACATCCGACACCCGGAGCCGTAGCCACTCCACCAGCGGCGCGATGTTCGGCCGCTCGTGGACGATGAAGTAGCCGAGGCCGAAGCTCAGAGCAGCCGCGATCCAGATCCGGCGCCAGTTGGTCCGAGGCGGAACGTGCGGGCTAACCCGAGGCGCGGCCATCAAGAACGCTGATCCACATGTCAGCACCCAGAGAAAGAAGCCATTTACGTCCGAGAGTACCATCCACGGCGGGAACCCGCTCATCCGCCACATCAGGAGCCAGATCGCGCTCCCGAAGATGCCGAAGAGCAGGAAGACCGTGCCGAGAATGCTTTGCTGAGCCGCAACCGGCGAGTTCTCGCGGATGATGGTCCGAAACGCCGGGAACCACGCCACGATGGCCCCGCCTGCGAACACGATCATTCCGACCCGTATCCACTCGGCTTGGCTGTTTGAGGTGACGAACGGGGCGACGGCCCAATAGGAGAGAGCGAGCGCGAGGCCGAACCAGAGCGTCCGGCTTCGCATGAAGCGTGCAGAGAAGGTCACTAATGGCGCTCCAGCAGCTTCAGGGCGTCCCTGGCGGCTTCAATGCGGGGGTCTTTTTGCCGCCGCCGCTCCAGCCGACACTTGATGCGGTCCAGTTCGGTCTCAGCGTTCTGCCGCTGCTCCGCGACTTCCTCGGCAAGCTCGCTCGCCGCCGTTGCCGTCCGCCGATGAGCTGCGACGTTGGCCGCCAAAGCAGCGTCCACACGCGCCACGTCGGGGCGATGGAAGGAAAAGAGCCGGCCCACGGTCTGCCTCCATGTCATGCGCCTGCCTTTCCCCGAAGGTTGCCCAGCAGGGTCGCGATGGAGTTGAGCGAGGCACTGATGTTGGCGAGGCCGTGCCTGACCTCCTGATCCGACTTCTCGTTTTCGTGGCTCAGCTCGCTCACCGCGGTAGCGAGGACATCCACCGTGCCTTTCACGACGAGGATCGTGCTGCGCATCTCGGCGGTGGCTCCGGTCGATGCCTGATAGGCGACCAGCGCCTCCCCGAGCTTCGTCGTCACCAGCGTGTGGAGGGTCTGGTTCTCGCGATACAGGGTGCGGATCACCAGCCCTGCGATGCCGAGGAACAGGATGAGGAGAACGACCGTCGCGCCTAGAACCCCCTGGTTCAGATAGAACGTGCTGGTCTGATCGATTGTGGCTTGTGCGTTCGGCATCAGGGGCGGCTTGCCCGCCTGTCGCCAGCGCCTCCCGCTCTCGTGTGGCGGATCGGCACTTGCGAGTCGGGCCATGGATAGGAGATCAGTCTCAAAGCCATTCGGCGATCCGTCCTATCGGATTGTTGGATGGTCAGTGGGGCTGGTCGTCCGCCGGCCAGCAAAGCGGCCAGCCCCACGCTGCTTCGGGAGAAGGGGTTAGCGGCGAGCCACCGCAGCGGCGGCAATCGAGCCGATGGTCCTGATGCCCTGCGCGACCGGGGCGACGATGAAGAACGACATGAGGATGTCGCGCTGATAGTCACCGTAGGGCGGCGGCAGCTTCTCGACCGACCACGCGCCGACGACATGCGCGCCCCAAGGGGTCCAGAACGGCGTGGTATCAAGGCAGACTGCGGCGAAGTGCAGGGCCGGCGGCAGGGCAATCAGATAGATCAGGAGCCGAAACTGTGGCGCGGATGCTGCGCGGAGTTGGTTCGCTGCCGTCGCTGCCTGAAGCTGCGCGACCACCTGTTCCTTCTCCGAGCCGATGCCGGCGATCGTGATATCCCGTCCGCTGGCGTCTCGCTGCTTGAGGAAATCGAGGATCGGGCCGGAGAAGAGCTTCAGGATGAAGCCACCGATGAGGCTGAGCATCACGGCGCCTTGTTGCCGGTCGGCGGCGAGGGCTGCACCGTCGTCCCCACGAGCCGCACGGATTTCCAGCCGAGATAGAAGCGCAGGATGAACAGGAACAGGCCCGCCCATGCTGCCTGCTTGGGCGTAAAGCCAAGCGAAGCCCAATCAATGTCTCCGAGGCTCTGAAGGAGTGCGAACACGAAGGTGCCGACCACGGCGCTGATGTCGAATACCCGTTCCCAGATGCTCCGGCGAACGGTGGTCGTCACAACGGCTGCATCACTCGGCGTCGGCACGGTGACGGGGGGCAGTTCCTGCATGTCAGTGGCTCCAAGCCTTGAGAATGATGCCGCCGACCACGGCGAGAGCGATGCCGCCCACCACGAGCGCAATCAGGCTAAGGCCGATCCAGCCGAACACGGCACCTAGCGCGCCCCAAGTGACTGGTTCGGCAGCCTCTGCGGCGAGGGCGGGGAAGCAGGCACAGGCGAGCGCCAGCGCCGCGAGAAGCAAACGGGTCATCGGAAATCCTCGAAACCTCGGCCTTCAGGCCGGGGAGAGCGCGCGTCTGCGCGCTGTGAACGGACGTACTCGGCTACAACGGACAAGGGGGCACCGCCGCACGAGGCGACGAAGTACGAAGGCGTCCAGAGCACGCCCTGGTGGTAGCGGCCGGTAATCTCCGGGCGCATGTCCCGGAGCTTTCGGCTCGACACGCCCTTGAGGCTATTGACGAGCTTCGGGATCACGACCGTGGGTGGGTAGGTGACCAGCAGGTGGACGTGATCGTCCTCCCCAGAACACTCGATCAGTTCGGCCCCAAAATCCCGACACACCTTGGCGAAGATCGCTGTCAGGTCGCGGATCGCCAGAGCGGAGAGCACGTCTTCCGCGCGCGAAGCAGATGAGGTATAAAAAGCGAGCGCGACGAGTGTTGGAAGCACATCGTCGCGCTCTTGACACTGAACCTTCGGTAGAGGCTCGTGGTGCCCAATTCCAAGATATACGATAGCGGCGTACCCTGCAAAAGGAAGCACCGAGGTGTCCGCTACGCGCTCAGCCATGATTGCGTCGAGTGCGCCGCCATCAGATCTAAAGCCGCGAACGCAAAGATCCGAAAGCGTAAAATAGATCAGAAGATAGCAGCCGATAAAGCTGCATGGCGCGCACTTGCTATTGGAGCAAGGCCGAAAGGCATCAGGCTGCGGCGAGAAACTGTGATAAAGATCCAAACGCCGCCGTGGGCCGATAAGGCTACGCTGGCTATGATTTATGCCTGCTGCCCGCCTGGATACGAAGTTGACCACATAGTCCCACTGCACGGCAGATACGTAAGCGGACTCCACATACCGCTTAACCTGCAATACTTGACCAAGAGCGAGAACAGACGGAAGCAAGCGAAGTTTGTTGGTTAGATGATCGCACGCGGCTTCCGCTTCAAGCTGGAACCGCTGCCCGAGCAGGAAGCCCTGTTCCGGCAGTTCGCGGGCGTGTGTCGCCTCGTCTACAATCTCGGCCTGGAACAGAAGGCGACGTGGGGACGGAAACACCGGCTCGGGTACGTCGCCCAGGCTGCTGACCTGACCCGCCTTCGCTCCGAGTTCGAATGGGTGCGTGCCGTCTACGTCTCGTGCCAGCAGCAGGCGTTGCGTGATCTCGACCGCGCCTTTCAGAACTTCTTCGCGGGCCGAGCAAGCTTCCCACGGCCCCGCAAGCGCGGCGTCGATGACAGCTTCCGCTTCCCTGGTCGCGAGGCCGCGGTGAAGCCGATGAATGCCAAGTGGTCGGCCGTGCGCCTGCCCAAGATCGGCTGGGTCAAGTTCCGCGATACGCGGCCGATGCGAGGCGTTCTGAAGAACGTGACGGTCAGCAACGATGCCTTGGGTTGGCACATCGCATTCACCTGCGAGATCGATCACGAAGCAACCGCGCCGAACCCCGAGGCCGTCGGGATCGACCGAGGCGTAGCCACGACGCTCGCCCTGTCCACGGGCGAGATGCTGACGCTGCCCGCGAGCCTGGAGCGCATCGAGGCTCAGAAGCGTCAGGCGCAGCGCGTCGTCGCCCGGCGCAAGCGTGGGTCGAACCGCAGGCGCAGGGCTCAGGCCCGTGTCGCCCGTCTCCAAGCCCGGCAAGCCCGCATCCGGCGCGACTTCCACCACCGGGCTGCGCTCGACATCGCCAAGCGGTTCGGCGTCGCCGTACTCGAAGACCTCAAAACGCGTGGCATGACCGCCAGCGCGAAAGGCACCGTAGCCGAACCCGGCCGGAACGTCCGTCAGAAGGCGGGTCTGAACCGGGTGATCTTGAACGCGGGCTGGCACCAGTTCGCGACGATCCTGACGTACAAGGTGGAGGAGCGCGGCGGGCAGGTGGTCAGTGTGCCTGCCCGGTTCACGTCGCAGACTTGCGCGGCGTGCGGTGTGGTTGATGCGAGGAGCCGCGAAAGCCAAGCGGTCTTCACCTGCATCAGTTGCGGCCACTCAGACCACGCCGACACCAACGCGGCCATCAATATTAAACGGCGGTGGAACACACCGTTGCTGGACGTGGAGGGTTCGCATCAGCGGCCCGTTGAAGCGTCAACTGGACGAGACCTCACAGTCTCCGAAAATCCCCTTCCTTCAGGGCGGGGAAGATGTTAAGTCGGTGTCTCGTTCTGGAGGTGCGCGGCAACCGGCCGGCTCGGGCGCGGGGCAGATCGTTATCGGAATGCCGATATCGGAACGATCGCAATGATTTGGGGCGCGGGCGGCAGATAGAGAAAGCAGCGTTTGCTTATCTGCTACGAAGCCCACCGGAACAGCGAGGACAGCCAGCCGCCGAGGGCGCCGGTCTGAGCGGGCGCCTCAGCAACAGGCGGGACGGGCTTCGGAAGCACGGCGGGCGCCGGAGCAGGTACGGGCGCCATGAAGTTCGGCGCCTTCACGGGCGACCGGTCTCCGCGCCGGGCCTTCGGCAGGGCGATCGCATAGGGCGTGCGAAACTGATCGTACTCGCCCTGGCGGCGAGAGATGATCGCCGCGGGCTTGTTCCACATCAGGATCGCCTCAGCCGCGCCGGCAACGTTGCCCTCACGCAGCCGCTTGGCCACGGTGGAGCGCGTGAACGCTGGCTGGCCGATGTTGAAGCAGAGCGACACGAGTGCGTCGAACTGGTGCTGTTCGAGCTTCACGCCGAGATCCGACACCGGCTTGGCATATGCCTTCACGGCCTCGGTGAAGAGCGCGTCGCTGGTGGCCGCCGTGATCGTCAGCCCCGGCGTCACCTTGATCAGCCCGGAAGCCGTCGTAATCCCGACGCCGATCGTGAGGATACCCACGCTGTCCTTGTAGGCGGTCAGCACCTCGCCTTCGCGCGACTTCAAAACCGCGCGCCCGATGGGCGACAGGTCCATTCGTATTCTCCGGGGTTTCAGGAGGGCTCGGGCGTCATAAGAGCGGGCCGCGGATGGGATAGCCCTTACCACCCGCCGGCCGTGTAGGCAGTGCGCTTCCACGTATTCGTGGCTACGCAGCGGTATTCGTAACTGGCATCCCAAGAGCGCTGTCCTGTTGTGCAGGCTGTGTTGGAGGCAGAGGGGACGAAGGGGGACGGTTCGTATATCTGACCAGCCACAGTTAAGTTGGCAAAGGCTGCCGCGCCTGCTGGGTCTACAACCCAATTTTTCCCAACAATTTGTTGAGCAGTGAAGACGCCATCTCGCAAATCAATGCCTGCCGGCCCGTTCGTGGCGACTCGGATACCTGCAAGTGATTTTGCCCCAACCATGTTTATGCCGGCTGGAGCCGTGGAAGCATCGCTAATGGCCGCAGAGGTGAATGATGCCGGAGTAAAGGTGCCAATACCGAGACCGATCCCGCCGTCCGAGCCGAGATCAATGGTCGTATCAGCGACCGGCCCGGAAAACCGGATGCCGAACAGGCTGCGGGCCGAGGCCTCAACACCCTCAATAGAAATGGCCGAAGTGTTTCGGTTCGATCCAGCCATGCGAATGAACATGCCGAGGCAGTTCGAGACGCCCGCGACGCAATCGGTGCCACTGTTGTTGGTGAAGTCCAACTCTAGATTTGTATGAAACGTCGGGATGACACCCGGCTGAAGCATGAAGTTATTCGCCTGAGACCAGCTTTGTCCGCCTCCCGGCACAACCTCCGTTTCGTTGTAAATGCCAACTTTAGCGTTGATTGCGGCATCGTTGATCCAGAGCCATCGTACCGAACCGTCGTTCACAGAAAAGGGGGCGGAATTCGGTCTCGATCCGGGAAGGACAGCCGTACCGCCGGTCGTTCCAGCTTGGGTAACGCGATAGGTTGCATTCCCAACGTTGACGTTATCGCCTAAAGCGTAGGCGGTATTCTGTTGATAGGGGCGTGCATACCCGGTCTTGATCGTCGTGGTGACGCCAAGGGTCTGCTCCTCTGCCTGACCGTCAATCTGCGTCTGTGCCGAGAGAAGGAATGATGCTCGCTGATGGTCGTAAAAAGCCGGATTGTTCGTCCCATCCGGGGGACCGTTGATGCACGACAGGGCAGGACAGAAGGAAACCTGATTACCTACTCCTAGCAGCATCACGTTGGGGTTCTTGACGCCAGCATAAGTCAGATCCAACGGCGACAGCGCTGGCCCGAGCCGCAAGGCGTCGAAGGTGGATTGCCCCTGATTCGGCACGAGCCGTCCGTCCGGCCCTAATTCAGCAAGCCCATAGGGGACGCCGCGTGCGGAATTGAGTGAATTCATCAGCCCGCGCAAACCGGCTGCCGTAATCTGCCCGCGTCCATTGTCAGGCAGTGTCGAGTTGATTTTGGACGCAATATCGTCCTTCGACTGCGCATATGCGGATGAGGCAAGGAGAAGCGCAGCGCAAAGCGCCACGACTCCGCGGGATACCGAGAGCATGTTCTTCCTCACGATTTGATGCAGTACCAGACGGCGATATTGATGGGCCGTGTTTCGCCAGCGGGAGCAGGGTCTTGCCCCGTAGTCGGAACCGAACTGGTGCCAGCGGCAAGGGGATAGACGAAATTGTTCGTCGTGCCTGACCCAGCGGTTGCGTTCGCAACGGGCACATTGTGCTGGTGAGGCCCGACCGAGCCAGCCTGCGCGCTGCCGAGGTCGCGGCCCGGATCGCGGCCCGCCCCCGCATCCTGCATGCGCAGGAAATAGCCTCTCAGGTCAGGGACATTGAACGTGGTTGAGCCATCGCCAGCCCCCCAACGCGTGCCTATTACGGCAAACAGAGCGGAGAAATCACTGCGCAGAAGAGCTAAGCCCGTGGCATCCACCCACCCAACCGGACAACTCTGCCCCGCATAGGCCGAAATCATTCCCGGCGGGGATTTGCTATCAGTGATGGGCTGGTATCCCATAAGGGTCCAGATTCCGTCGCCGATATACATAGCAAAGGCGGTGTCGCCTGATGCTACTGCCAGCCTGCCATTGGGAACATAAAGTTTCGGTCCTTCGACCAACGTGGACGAGCCGCCGAACGTCAGCGCGTAGAGGGGAACGTTACGATCCGCCGAGGCCCCAAACGAGGTGATCGTTGCGGCGCCTGTGATGAGCACATTATGCGTCGGGATGAGGCCGAGATCCGTAACGTTCGCTGCTGGCAGCGTTTGGCGCGCGCCGAAGCCGAATGAACCACCCGCGCCCGTCGCGAGGTGAAAGGCCCCGCGGTTGGCCTCGTAGATCAGCAGGATTGCGGCACCCTGGCGGATCTCTTGACCCGAGAGGCTGACGGAGCCTGATTGCCCGTCCACCAGTACCGGGATCGGAGCGGACCCATTCGCGACAACCGTCATCGGGCCGGTGTTCGTAAAGCCGGCGATGAACCCCACAATCTGCCCATCGGCAGAGGTAAAGTTCGTCGCCGAGACCGACTGCGAATTGGCCGTCCCGGTGCTCGTGCCGCCCCACGCGATCTGAGAAGACGACGTGTCTGCCGTCAGCTGATCCCAGATCAGGTTGCCAGCGGCGTCCTTGACGATTTGGCGATATGCCCCCGAGCCGTACACAGTGGCTCGGCCAGCGCTATCGAGCCTCACCGGGTTGGTGTTGAGCACCGTCTGCCCGGCATCCTGCCACGTCTGTTTCGGCGTGGTGGTGTTCGGCAGGTAGAAGGCGACCGTTCCGCCGGACAGGGGCTTGCCATTGGCATCGGTGAACGTGACCTTGCCAGGAGGCAGCAGTGTCGCGCTATATGAGGGCGTGCAGAAGCACACGAGCGCAAGGAGCGCCGCGAGGATGCGGTTCATGGGAGGTCCGTTTGGTTGACCGCTATACGAAGGTGGTTCTGACGGCTATCGCCGCATCCCTTGCGGCTATCGCGCTACAAGGGGCAGTTCGCCCGGCCGGCGCTCAGATGAGCGCGGGCTGCGGCAGCATGATCAGCGGGCAGCAGCCCTGCTCGGTGACTTGGTCGCAGGCCATGCCGGTGAAGGTGTCGCCCTACTGATGGTCCGCATCGCGTACACAGCGATTTGCCTTGCCGCGATGCTTGGCTTCGGCCTTTTGGTGAGCTGGGCTGGCCACTACTTCAACCGAGACACCGTAGTTGGATACGGGCTCGGCTTCATGTCGGCGCTGGTGCTGTACTACGTGGCCGACAAAATCGAGCGCCGTCAGCGAGACCGCGCGTAGGGCTGCGCGGCGGCATTTGTGAGCAGATTGGTTCCGGCGTTGGTTCTGGAAGCCAAGAACTCGGCGAGCTTGTTAGTTTTTTCGAGCGCCCCGGAACGACCAGACAACGCCGCCACAAGCCGATCACGCTCGGGGCCAATCGAGGACAGGACTCGGGCGATCTCGGCATCACGGCGCGAATTATCGGTTCGAGTGAGAAGGTTCATCACCGGATCAAGTGCAAACTTTTTCGCGCCCGCCGCCACGAGGCCCGTCACCGTCGCGCCCTTCAGGTCCACCGGATTGCCAACTGCATCCTTGATGAATTCCGCGCCGCCCAGCCGGTTGGCCGTCTGAGAGTTCTGCAACAGCTTGTTCGTCGTGTCGGCGAAAGCTGCCTCGCGGCCGACCGCCTCAACCAGCCGGTTCGTGCCGGACTTGCCGAAGATCTGTTCGAGCTTCGCCGTGTTCCAGCCACCCTCCCCCTGAAGCGCAGACTTAAGCGCTACCAGATCGTTGACCTTCACGCCAAGCTGGCGCTCAATTTCGCCGCGGGTCCCCTTCGCCAGCGCGATGCGCTCGCCCGGCGACATGCCGTTCATGACATCGGCAAGCCCTTCCGGCGTCAGGGTCGTCTTGCCGGAGCCGAGCACCTGAGTGCCGGTTTCGACGGCCTCCGCACGCTTGGCCAGAGCAGCCGAGGTCTTGTTCGCCTCGGCGTAGCCCGGCACCTGTCCTTCAAGCGCCGCATTCAGCTCAGCGCGGACCTTTTTGAGTGACCCTTGAGTGCGCGTCACGGCGCCCTGCTCCACGCCAAGGCCGGGGGCGCCGTAGTTGATCACGGCATCCAACTCGCCCTTGATGTTGTGCAGGTTCTCAGCCGCATCCTGCAACTGCGCCGAGGTAGCCGGCTTGCCAGCACCGATGATGGGCCGACCTGATGCATCAAGGAGTCCCGTAGGCCCACCGGCCTGCGCCGACTGCCCCTCGGCCTTCACGAGCCGAGCGCGGAGGGTCTGAAGCGCGGTTTTCTGACCGCCCTCTGCCGTCTTCAGCCCCTTGTCGATGATGCCGACAAGCCCGGAGACATCGACAGGCGGCGCATTCTGGAGGGCAGCAGGATAGTCCACGCCACCACGCGCCTTGCGCAGCGCCAGGATTTCGGCCGTCACCCGAGCCGGATCTTCGGCGGGTCCGATCGCTCCCCGCACGTCGTCGTTGAGCCGGGCGTTCGCGCCGGCCGCTCGCTCCCGGACCGCGTTGACGAGGATGGACTTTGCCTCGCCCGGCTTGGGGATGAGGCCCGCAGCCGCACCTTCCAGCGCTGGGCCGGCTTCGGCGAGCATACCATTGGAGCCAAGTGCCATGAGGCGGTTCTGCACGGCCTGAGGGCCATCCGCCGAGATAAGGTCATTCAGCACCTTTCCGGCGGAGCCGGAGACGCCGGGAGCCACGGGGACAACACGCTCGCCCACCGCGTTGATGAGCGCATTGGTGCCAGCGCCGACGACCTTGCCGACACCAGGGGCGGCCCCGCCGAAGACGGCCCCTATCGTCCCGGCCGTACCTACGTCGTTGCCGCGCATTCCGGCATCGGCCGCTCCGATCACGCCGCCAGAGATGCCTCCAGCCACGCCGCGAGCCAGAAGGTTCTCACCCGTGAGGCCGAGCGCGCGCGCGCCCACCGCTGTCGCCCCGATCGGGGCGAGGGCAGCAATGCCGCCACCGAGTTCGCCGACCGTGGTTGCGGTCGGGTTCGCCTCCGCCGTGGCCTGACCGAACCGCTGCACGGTAGCCAGCTCATCGGCATAAGGCTTGCCACTCTGAAGCGAGCGAATGCCGGCGATGCCCTTATTAAGCCCATTCAGGAGGGCGGGACCAACCACGGGTACGCCGTTGATAATGCCCCTCCCGATCGCCGCCGAGGCGTCGCCGGCAGCCGGGTCAGCGGCCGGAACCGGCGCGGGTGCAGTTGATGCCGGCTCGGCCGGGGCTCCGGCAGGCGCCGCACGAACGTTCTGCTTGGCTCCCGTTGCGATCTCGTTCCAGAGTTCGTCGGGCGAGTAGCCCTGCGAAACCGCGGTGATGGTCGGATCGGTCGGGCGCGGCGTCGTGGTCTGCTTGGCAGTGGCTGAGCCCTTCGGGCCGTTTACCGCAGCCTCACCGAGAACATCATCCCACGATGCCGAGGCAGGCTCCGCCGCGGCTGCACGCTGGCGGCGAACGGGGCCATCCGGCTTGTAGAACGTGTGGTCGCCGATGTCCTGCCCCCCGCCAGATGTCCATTTCGGCAGGGCGCCCCCATAGTTTCCGCGTTCGCGGACAACGCGAGCGTTGAGGAAGTGGGTTGCCCCATCGGTGATGTCCGGCATCTCACCGGAGACGATCTGGTCGAAGATCGCGGCGGCCCGGACATATTTCGGGTCGCTTGGGGAGTAGGACAGCAGCTCGCTCTTGCGCGTCTGCCACGGCTCGAACTGGCTCGGAGCGAGCACGACATCAGCGACGTTCCGGCCGCCGTACTTGCCAGCCTGAACGCGGTTCATGATGACGTGACCGACGGCGGCCAGCCCGGCATCGCCCTGCCCGTTCGCCTCGCCCATCATGGTGCGGATGGCGAGGTCGCGTTCGGCCTTCGTGACATCGTTATTGGGCACCCGGCTTACCCCCGAACGTGATGTACCCCTGGCGCTTCAGCGCCACGTAGTCCTTGAGGAACTGAGCCTGATCCTTTTCGCTCATGTTCTTCCGCATGTCCTGGATCTGCTCGGGCGTCATGTACTGAGCCTGATATACGCGCGGGTTGTATGTCTTGTTGAACGCCTCTTGAAAGGCGCCATAGTCATTCGGCCCATACTGACGCTGCCACTTCTGCCACTCGGCATTTTTGGCGGCCAGGGCATCTTCGTTGCCCTTAAGCAACTGAATGATTTGCTTGTTGCCCATCTTGGACAACTCGGAATTAGGGTTGGATTTGAACGCCGAGGAAAGCTGGCTGTCCGTTCCCGTGCCGCCGAGGGCCTGGAACTGCTGCTGCGCGAGCTGCGTAGCCTGCTTGTTGAACTCCTCCTGCGACGCGATCGACTTCGGGTCGAACTGGAACGCGGTCGGAAGGATGTTGCGGTTGGCGAAGTTCTTGGCCACGTTCTCCCACTCTGCGCCCTTGCCGGGCTTGAAGTGGTCAATCGCATCTTCAAGGTTCGCCAGCATCCCCTTGCGGGTCGGAATGCCTTCGGCCTGCGTCTGGAGCTTGATGCCCTGATCCGCAGACGCCTTCGCGGTCGCCGAACGTGCTTCGGCATCGCCGGGAGCAAGCCCGACTTGGATGCCGGTCGGGGCCGCTCTTCCGCCGACACCCGCGGGGTTCTGCGTCGAGGCGGTGGTAGCGCGCACTAGGCCGCCTTGCGTGCCCACGAGCGGGGCTCCGGACGAGGTCACGCCCACCGCCGTCGGGGCCGAGGCGGCAGGCCCCACTACGGTGGCGTAGTGGTTGAACACGTACTCACGCAACCTACGACGATCGCCGCCAATCGCTTTAATCTCGCCCGCAATCTGCTGCCCTTGCTCTGCGGGGATGACCCCGGCCTTTACCTGCTGATCGAGGTAGCCAAGCGCATCTTGTTCCGAGAGGTCTGGCTTCGAATTTAGCCCAGCGAGTCCATTTGAAATCTGGTTCTGCCGCGTGATGCCGAGGTCGGTGCCGGCCTGCTGGTTGCCGATCTGGCCGCCGCGCAGCGACGTGGCGTCCCGAAGAGCCTGGGACGCGCTGTAGGCCGCATTCGGGTCTTTCGCGATGATGCCCCCGAGCTTGTTGACATCGACCTGTCCGTCAGGGCCGACGGCCTGCTGATATGCCTGCCCAGCGGCCTGTTCGGAGCGGAGCCGGTTCAGCGTCTCGCGCTGGATCTCCTGCTCCTGGAGGGCGCCCTGCATCTGAAGGAGCCCCGTGAGCCGGTTCAGCGGGTCAGGCTGCTCGGGCACCTTATAAATGGACGTGTCGAAGCCCGCAGCCATCAGCTTCCATTCCCGAGGTAGCCGCCACCTGTCGCGTTGGTGAGACGGTTCTGAAGAACTTGGTTGAGGATCGGGGCGAAAGCGTAGTAGTTACCGAAGTTATTCGCTGCCGATCCCACCGCGTTGGCGCCGGCCATTGCCGCCCCAGCCTGCGCGTTGCCCGACTGGATCATGTTGTTGGCGATGCCCTGGCCCGTTGCGGTGCCGGCCGTGGCCGTCTGAGCCGCTGCGCCCTGCCCGAGTTGCGTTGCCTGAAGCAGCCGGTTGAATGCGTTGCTCTGGTTCGTGTTGGCGACGTTGAACTGGTTCATGTAAGTCTGATCGGCGAGGCCGGCGGCGTAGTTCGTTGCTGCCTTGATCGCCGCGCCCGACAAGCCGAGCCCGCGCGCCGCCGCAGAGTTCTGCCCCGCCTTGAGCCCTTGGTTCAGCGTGAACCGATAGCCCGGCGTGGCCTCTAGGGCGGCCTGATCCATGACGATCGGCGAAGTCAATTCGGTGAGGCGGTTGGTGAGTTGCCCGCCCGCGTACTCGCCGACCTGACGGAACGGCTCCAGATCCGTGCGGGTCTGGTTGTACATCTGCATCTGCGTCGCGGCTGCGATCTGCGCGGCCTTCTTCGACGCATTGGCGGCCGAGTTCGCGCCGAACAGCGACGCGCCCGCGCTCGCGGCAGAACCCAGCCCGATGGCTGCTGCGGCTCCCATCTTAGAGCACCTTCTTCATGACGGTTTCCATCGGCGCGTATCCCATGCGGGCAAGGAGGCGTTCCTGTCCTCGGACGTGCCATGCGTGTTGAAGGACCACGTGTGCGCCCATGGCCTTGAAACAGGCTTCCGCGGTCTTCAGCATCCGGAGCGCAGTTCGGCCGCCGCGGTGCTCTGGGGCGAGCCAGTAGACATCAACGCCAGCGAACACGGTGCGGGAAAAGTGAAGGTGCGTGTCGATGATCGCCATGAGGTAGCCGACCATCGTCCCGTCATCCGTCCGAGCCGTGAGGAGGAGCAGGTTGCCGCCCTCCTCCAGCATGAAGTAGCGCCGCCAGTCCGGAGCGAACGGCGCTATCTCACGGTCCTCGGCGCCTTCTTCGTAATGGCGCTCCCATAGCGGGGCTATCTCGTCCGCCACGGTCGCCAGCGGCTCCACGTCGAAGCGGATCATGCCGGCAGAAACACCAAGCCAGGGGCGGCCGTGTAGGTCAGAACCGCCCGATCCCCTTTGGATAGCGGGATCATCGACAGGGATGGCGCTAGGGCGATGGGATCGCGTCCGCGGATCAGGGCCAGGCCCGTGATCTCGCCCTGAACCACCAAGTGCCCGCCCGAAGGCGCCGTGTATGTGTAGGGGCTGCCGTCCGGGGCTATGATGGTGCTCTTTGCCGCCCCCTGCCCCGACAACGCGGCGAAGAACGCCTGCCAAGCGATGGTGCAGCGACCTGACTGCGGCTCGGCGATCGGCACATTGCTGTTCGGAGGCTGCGCCATCAGCTCTGCCCCACCTGAAGATCCACGAACGCGCCGTTCAGAGCCGTCCGCATCGGCACGGACCACGAGATCTCGAACACTCGGTCTCGGGCCATCCCGAGACGGCTCCACGTCGGCGTGGCATCGTACTGGCCAGCCGCCCCGAGTGATTGCAGGACCGGGTTGCCGTAGGAGGCTCCGCGGGTGTCCGACATGCGCAACGAGACCATCGGAGGGGCGTCGGTCGTCGTGCCTTCTAGCGTCCCAACCTGCATGTCGGCGATGAACCGCTGATAGAAGACGCGGTTTCCGTCCTGAACGAGGTGCGGGAATGTGCGAAGGCACAGGATCGGCTTGCCGTCGTCGGTGAAAACGTTGCCGTCGAAGGCGTAGATCGAGCCGTTCTGCCAATCGCCGCAGAGGTTCATGCCGTAGGCGAAGGCTGCGGTGCGGGCTCGGTGCCGGTTCTGGCCGCCATTGTCGTCCGTCCACGACCACTCCCCCCACTGCTTCGTATTGAGGTCGTAAGCCCATGTGCGGTTCGCGGTCGGGAACGTCAGGACGTAGTAGACGTGGCCCTGCTGCTGGAAGGTGTAGCCCTGCGCGTCATCAATGCGCTTGTAGGACTGGAACTCGGCCTCGATGGCGTGCGTGGAGATCCGAGTGACGGAATAGCCGGCGCCCTGGACAACGATGCCCTGCCCCTGCGCGTCTCGGGACAGCATGAACACCGAGATGTCCTGCGTCGCCACGGAGGCCGGCGCGGCGCAGCCGTGATCAATGAAGGCGCCGGGCACCGAGCCGAAGGTGAAATCCGCCGCTCCCGTGTTCGTCCAAACCTCCGAGGTCCGATCGCCGATCAGCCAGAGTTCGCGATGAACTGCGGCAAGTGCTACGATCCGGTCCCCGGCGCCAGCCTTGCGGGCGATGTCGAGCGGGTCGAAGGCGGCATAGGTCGATGTCTCGCCGACCACGCCGTTGACGAGGTTGTCGAACGACGGCTGCGACAGGCTGATATAGAACTTCGCCGTGCCGGGCTCATGGAAAATGAAATACGTGTCCAGACCGACGACGTAGGCCGAGCCGAGAAAGGCTGCGTCCGCAATCTGCCCGAACTGCCGGGTCCGCATGTCGATGGCATAGCCGCGGATGCCATCACAGAATGCGATCACGTCGCCATTGTCGGCGAACGAGATGGCCCCGACGCCATCGGGTAGACGCCCCACCTCCGTGTAGGCCAATTCCCGGTTCACATAGTAGACCCGCCCGGCCACCACCTCATAAAGGTCACCGTTCGATGCCGCGTAGAGCCCGCGCGATTGGCCTGCGATCGGCGGCGTGGCCAGCTTGCGCAAGCCGGGACGCGGGTAATGCGTCACCGGCACCTGCTGGTCGCCGGACGCAGGGTTCGTCTCCGGGACCAAATTTAAACAGCGCTGCGCCGAACTAATGACGCTTCTAGACTGATATGCGCCTCCCTGGAGGACAATTCTTGCCATTGAAGCCCTTAGGGTTGCGCTCGAACATGCGGTCCGGCGGCCATCCGGCGAAATGCCTCTGCCTGATTGTCCCGGCGCTGATGCCAGACAGTCGAGCAGCATCAGCGACGATCATCTTCCCCCGAGGGGTGTCCACCCAAACGCAGTTTCGGCGATTTGCCGCCTGCTCATGGCGCGTGGCCCACACGCAGTTCTTCGGGCCGTAGCCGAGATCGTTGTTGCGCCGTTCTATCGACAAGCCCGGACGCCAATCTGCGTGCATATCCTCGTAGAAGCGAACGAAATCACGCCACTCGTCGCAAACCGCGATGCCACGCCCGCCATAGTCCGACCACTGCTCTCGGTTTGGATTATCGCAGCGTGTCAGCATCCCCTTCCAGATAGCGTGGAGGGGATGCTTTGAGAGGCCGTGGCTTGTGGCCCTTGCACGCTTAAGATCTCTGTCGAGACAGCCGCATGATTTCGCGTGCCCCGACCGCATCAGCGTCCCGTAACTAATATGCTCCTTTCCACAATCGCATCGGCACAGCCACCTGACGCGATCCTTGTGGTTTTCAGCCTGACGAAGCACTGTGAGCCGACCAAAGCTGCGGCCGATCATCTCTATTCTGCGCATGCCAAATAATAGCAGCATCGCAGAGTTTTTCAAATCTTATTGCTGTGCGCTCGCGATCACGCTGCGCGACTGGTAGGCGCCGCCTGTGAGGGCTATGCGGGGCAAATGGGTGCCTCGATGTTAGGAGGGCAGGCTCGGGCCGCGTGGCGCGGCGAGCGGGTTGGGTCAGTGATATTCCCAAGCATCGCCTGTGCAGAATACTAGCGCCTTCAGGCTACCGCCGCCCGTGCCGAGGCCGTTTCGGTAGTTGACTGTCGTTGCATCGGTTACGTAGGCCATTCCCCCGACCCGAGCCGCGTCACAGACCGGCAGGCTAGCTATCGTGTGAGGAGCAAGCTGCATCACAGACTGCATCTGCACGACGCCGCCGCCCGTGGCGGATAGCCCCAGCGAAGCATTGGGAGAGCCGGCACCGATAAGCCGGGCCGGGGCGCCGGCGGAGGCGCCGGCCAGAAGCTGAACGCCGTTCACGTCCGAGGATTTCCCGACGATCTGCAAGGTTGCCCCACCATAGCCGTCGATGATCGTCCCGAAATCGGTAAAGCGAAGGCGCTGCCCGTTGCCGCTCGGGGACACGTCGGAATTGATCAAGGCGCCGTGCCGCGTTGACCCATCGATCCAGCCGATATCCGTTCCGCGCCCCATCTCTAGGCCGGTGCAGGTTTTAGACCCCCCCGTGCCATCACAGCCGACAATGGCATCTTCAGAGATGATGATGCCTTTTTCGGCGCGCGCAGCGTTACTGTAGAGCGACAGATAAGAGCCGATATCGGCAGCCTGTAAGACTTCCTTCGTGCCATCCCACCCGGTTTGAAACCCTGGCTTGACGTTGCCGCCTGACGCGAGGTTGAGCACCGAGGCATAGGCCGAATAAATGGCGTTCGGGCCGCTCTTCATCGCGGACGGGATGATACGATCCGTCCCATCGCTGAGGTCAGTCGTGTTCAGCTCAAGCGCGTGGATCTGACCGGTCCCCTTGGCGCGGCGAGCCTCCATATACCCGGCCCAGCATGTCTGAGGGGCCGTGGTCTTCGTATTGAAGCACCAACCCATGTTGCCGATCGGCAGACGGCCCGGCGATGTGATGTCTCCCGTGCGGACGGCGCCGACAACGCCAACGTCGCCGATGCCGGAGAGAAAGACGCCTTGAGCGAAACTGCCATATGCGTAGTTGTTGGCATCACCTCCCGCGCCGTTGCCAAGCCAGTTGGCGGGTCCGCTCGTCGCGCCGGAATTGAACAGGGATCGGGAATTGACGATGTTGTAAGATGCATCGAGGCGTGCGGTCCCGGATGCGCCGGGAGCCTTGAAGCCCGCGATGTCGCTGAGTGATTTTGCCAGTGTGCCAGCAGGCGCCGAGGGATCGGGCACCGCGTTCATTTTCGACACATCGCCGGTCGAGCCGGGGCCGAGGATCTGCAACGTGTCGGGCGTAATGACAGTCTTGTTGCCCTCGCGCTTTCCGAGCTTCAGCGCGTTGCCGAAGGTGATGTCGCCGTTGGCGCGGATCTCGCCGGGCGGAAGCGCGCGGGTCTGCCCGAGCACGGGCGCGGACAGGCCGAGCAGCGCGGCGAGAGTGAGGAGCGAGCGCTTCATCACAGGCGTATCCAAAGATTGGCGGCGCCGCGCCGGAAGCGAACGGCTTGATAGGGGCTGGAAAGAGCAACGACGCCGACACCAAGGGCGGGGTCCGTGTCTGCCCCGCCGATGGTGTCGTTCGTACCGGCGCCGGGGCGTATCTTGATTGAGAGCGTTTCTGAGCAGGCTCCGCTCTCGTCGGCGATGACGAGATCGCGGAAGGGGAACGTGTCCACGTCCGGCAGCGAGATCACCCGCGGAGCCGTCAGCGTGATCATGCCGACCTGTGCATCGCTAGAGAGGCACTGATAATTTGCGTCCGAAACCGATGTATGTGTCGCAGGAACGGCGTTGGCGAGCGCATTGGCGAGGGGGCCAACTTCTAGCTGCTCTTCCATGGGGCGCAGATCGGTGAACCGGGGCGTGCCGTCTGCCTTGCGCGTAATCAGGAGCGCGTCGGCCTGCTGAACCTTTACCTCGCCGTTGTCGGGAGGTTGCGGCACGGCGCCGGGCTCATTTGTGAAGGCGACGCGCGCCTCGCCATCGACCAGAAACCCCATGATCAGAAAGTCCCCGGAACGGGTTTGATGGTGTCCGGCTCATCAACCGGCGTGAGCACAGGCACGTTGACAGTCCGGTCCACGATCTCGCGCGCCGGCATCACGCCGCCGCCGGCCCAATAGGAGTTCATGTCCCCGCCGAAGCGGCCGAGCGGCATGTTGCCGGGCATCCCGAGCGTGCCGATCTGCGCGTTGGCGCTGCGGATGGTGTTCAGCGCGGTCTTGGCCAGCACTTCCACGACAGGATCGCGGGAGCGGCCATAGGCGGAGCGCAGACGCACCACGAGGTTCTGGAACAGCGCGTCGTGGTACTCGTCGGGAAGGTCGATGTCGGCCGTCAGATCCGTGATCCGGCCCAACTGCTCCTGCACGACGACGTGGATCTCGCCGACGGAGGGCGACGGCCAGACGTAGAGGTTGCCCACCGGGTAATCGGCATCAAGCCACACCGCGGACGGGTACGTGCCCAAGCCCTTCATGCCGATGCGGCTGTAATCCTCACGGCTCGTCAGCACGGCGAGAGGGATGTCGATCGCGCCCGCGCCGATGGTGTGCGGCGGGCCGAAATCCGAGCTGAAGTCGAGCGAAAAATCGTCGTTGGTCTCAGACACGCGCGCCAAGCGATAGAACGCGCTCGCGATGCCCGTGACGCGGCCGGGGACATCAATGTCCATGCCAGGGCCGATGCGGTAAGACGCGGCGCCATAGGCGGGCACCGTCGCCTCAACGAGGTGATAGATCAGCCAGCGCTTACGGTTCCACTGCCCGAGCATCATGTTGAGATGCGTCAGGGCGTCGTTCACGTCCTCGGCGAGCGGGGTCTGGCCAACGCCGACCACTCCAGCCTGCTTCAGCGCGAGCGTGATGAGGTCGTGAGGGGTCATGCGATCATCCCAGCCGCAATCCCCGCGCGTCTGCGGTTAGGCCGACGCGCGGGGATCAAGGGCCACCGAAGCGGCGTCAGAGGGGTTCGGAACCGCCCTTATCCAGGCTCTCTTGGGCCTGAACGCTGTTGCGCACGGGGGCATTGCCGTCCTGGAACTCGGCGATGCCGTCGAGCTTGGCGCGCTGGTTGTGGTGCATCACCAGCAGGGCTTCCCGCTCGGTGCGATGCATGTCCGCCTCGGCCGCGGTCGGGAACCAGTCGTGCTCCGGCTGGAACAGGCTGGCAGCCTCGTTCGGGTCTTTGGCGGTCTTGGCGCCGAGGACCGGGTGATACTTGGTCGCCGGGTAGCCCGCGAAGCTCGTGTTGGTATTGCCGGACATGACGGCCGCCGCCTCGGTGCGGATCGGCTCCTTGGTGTCTTTCTCAGCCATGGCGGCTCACTCCTCTGCGCCGTTGCCGGCCGAGCCGGTCAGCTTGTTGTCGGGGGTCTTCGGCGGGCGGCCACGGCGCTTGCGCGGCTGGTCACCTTCCTCTGCGGGCAGTTCGGCGCCGAGGGCTTTCGCCAGGGCGTCGATCTTGGCGCTCAGAGCATCCACGTCCTCCTGAGAGGCCGCGCCCGACAGGTCGAAGCCGGGGTGCTCCTGCATCTCCTGCCGGATGATGGCGCGCACCGTGCCGGCATCGACCGGGCCGGGGTTGTCGCGCGGCGTGGTGGAGACAGTGCCAGGCTCGACGGGCGCGGTGAACGCCTCCGCCGTGTTCCAGCGCCCATCGGTCGGCTCACGCCGATGGATGTCCTGCGGTTCGCGGGTCCAGCCTTCGCCGAACTCGTTCTTCTCGTGATGCGCCGAGGTCGCCTCGGCCATCCGGCCGTCGCGATGGTACATCAGGCGGGGATAGTCGCTCATTCTTCCCTTCGCTTTCTGACTGGCTCAAGAAGCCTCGCCTCCGGCCAGCCATATCGGATGCGAGCGAAAATGGTGTTGGCGGCGATTCCAAATGTTTCGGAAGCCTGAACAACAGTCATTCGCCCATTAGGCGTTGTGATGAAGACGTTATCTCGTCGGTTGTTCGCCTGCTCACGTGGAGAGGCCCAACGACAATTCTCTTTTGAGTAAGGGCCGTCACAATCGATGCGGTCGAGGGTGGCCCCCTCTGTCCATGTTGGACCCATGTCAGCCCAGAACTGGTCAAATCCCGACCAGTAAGCGCTCACTTGGATGCCTCTGCCGCCGTACAGGTGCCAACTGGGGCCGGACCTGTGACGGCACCTTGAGTGTGCGGATTTCCAGCTATTGTACGCCGGATGCCGCCACATGCCATGAGTGGTGCGCCGCGCTGCGTTTTTCGCTGTCCGCGTACAGCCGCAGTCTTGGGACGTCCCCGCCTTCAGCGTAAAACCGAGAACTGTTTTTTCGGTCCCACAATCGCATCGGCACTGCCAAAGGATGTGCTTGCCGCGCTTTGGCGCCGGGCCGAGGACGGTCCAGCGCCCGAATCTTTGCGAAACAAGGTTTTCCATAGCGATGCTCTCCCGTTGCGGACCGCATCGTAACGGGAAACTCGCGTTTTGCTAGACAGCGTCCGCTACGATAGCGCCAAATTCCGGGCGAACGGGCGCAAAACCGTAAAGTACATCTAACCTTGTCACCATCTGGTCCGACATGACGTTGTAGGCCGTGACCAGACGCATGGAGACGCCATCGAAGGTCTCGCGATGAGCCTCGTGGACGCCGCCGGGAACCTCCAGATCGGCCGTGACCATCGTGAGCGCGCTCGTGGAGAGAACGACGTTCTTGCGATAGGTCTCGCCGGCCGGGAACGGGCTGGTGACCTGAGCGCCGTTGGCCGGAGAGGCCGAGACGGTCTGATAGGGCACCGCGACGCCGCCGACCGGCGGGATGAGCGCCGGATAGATCGGAATTGCAGTCGCGCCGGCCGCCACGTCCGCCGTCACGACGAAGCGTGCGAGCACACCGTCGTTCTGCTTGGTGATGCGGTTGACCGAGTTGACGCCCGCGAAGGAGACGAAATCGCCCTTCTTGAGCGGCCCGGCGAGCGCCGACACGGTGATGGCCGAGCCGGACTGGTTGGCGCCGGCCACGGTCGGCAGAGCGCCGTAGGCGCCCGTGGTGTGCAGGATCACCGTCTGGTCCATCTGCCAGTCGAAGCCGAGCACGTCGCTGCGGAGCACGCCTTCGCGGTACTGCTGGCTCACCTTGTTCTGATCGTTGAACAGGGTCGAGAACGACGAGACCGTGCGGGCCTGCGTGATCGGGTCGAAGGTCACCACGCGCTGCCCCGGCGCACGGCTGACGCCGTAGCGGTCGAGGATGGCACCCGCCGTGAGGAAGGTGCTCATGTTCGGCGAGATGGTGTTGTTGGAGCCGTCCGCGTTGCGGGCGACGTGCGGGATGTTCTCGGCGAGGCCCATCACGTCCGACGCGATGGCGCCGGCCAGCACGTTGATCGCCGGAGCGAGCACGCGGCGGGAGTAGTCGTCGAGCGACAGGGCGCGATCCGCGGTCGAGAACGCGATATCGACGCCGGTCTGGTTCGCGATGGCGACCGGGGTCTGCTTCTCCACCGTGTCCTGCGGAACGGCGGTGGGGCCGCGGCGCACGACGTAATCGTTGGGGAGGCGGATGTTGAGGGTGTTGCCGATCTTGCCGCCGGTCCGGGCGAACTGGTCGCTGTACTGGCGATCGATCGACTGAAGGAACCGGTTGGAGTTCTTGAACAGACGGATCGCCTCTCGGGTGATCGCCTGGGTGGTAAGGAGCGAATTGGCCATAGCGTGATGGGCCTCGGATTTGCCCCCCGGCGCGGCTCTCAGGCTCGGCGCGTGGGCGAGATCAGGGCGCGGTCCTTTCGTCCGCGGCGAATTCCGGTCTCGATCCGGAGCGTGGCGAGATGCACGGCTTGGCCTGCCGAGAAGGCTCAGAGGTTCCGGGTGCGTTAGGTCCGGCAGACACGCAGGGCACGGCTTTGACCCGCCGAGGGGGCTTGTTGGGGGTGGCTACCGGATTTCGCCGGCATCACGCCGACGCATCCACTCCTCGGTGGAGAGGGCGTCGGGATCGGTGTTCAGCGCGCTCGGGCGACCGGCTCCGTTGACGGGCTCGATCGGCGCAGGAGCGCGGGAAATGGGCTTGGGCGGCGGGGGGGCTGCCAGCTTGTCGGACAGGCGGGCCAGAGCGGCCATGCGCTGGCGCGGCGGCAGGGACATCACCCGGTCCGCCTCGTCCAGATTGCGGCCGAGGTGGTAAAGCGTCAGGTGCGCGTTGCCGGCGGAGAGCGCGTCGGTGATGAAGTCCTGCGGCAGGCCGCCGAGGTTCTGGAACTTCTGAACCGTCCGCTCGAAATCGGTGAACTTGGCGGCCCCGGCCTCGAATGCGCTGTTGCAGTCGTTGTTGAACTGCTGCTCGGCGACGATGCGCGCCGCTTCGGCCTTCACCTGATCCTGCGTCAGGGTCGGGTTTTCCTGCCGGATGGCGGTCTCGGCCTCGGCCTGCGCTGCCTCGCCGCTTTCGCCCGGCCCCTGGTTGAACCGGGACAGCCGATCCGCGAGTTCCTGCGCCTTGCGCTCGGCCTCGTGGCGCTTGCGCGTCAGCTCATCGATGCGGCGCTGCACCCACTTGGGAAGTTCGGGCTGATCGGCCTCCGGTTCGGCCGTACCTTCGGCCCGCTCCTGGCCTTCGTCGCCCTCTGCGGTGGCTTCGGGCTCGGGGGCGCCTTCTTGTCCTTCCTCTCTCGTGGCCTCAGAGGGCTCCTGACGGGCTTCCTGCCCTTGGCTGGGGGCTTCGGCGCGCGCGGCATCGCTCTCGCCCTGAGGGGCTTCCTGATCGTTCTCAAGCATGGGTGATCCCAAGATGGTGCCCGGCTATCCCGGCCGGTCGGGTAATCGTCAGGCTTGCGCCTGCGCCTGGGGCATCAGCGCCCCATTCACGGCTCCGGGCATCGCGCCGCGGAGAGCATCGCCGAGCGCCTGCTGGGCCATGGCGGTGCTGAGGTCGAGCCCGAGCGCGTCACCGATCAACTGGCGGATCACGGGGCGGAAGGCTTCCGGGTCAGAGGCGGCAAGAGCCTTCATGCGATCCGTTTCGGCGCGGTAGCTGTCGAGGGTGTGGCGATCCTCGCGGTGCTCGTAATCCGCCGCTTCCTTGGCCTGCTTCTCGTTGAGCGCCGCATCCATCTGCTGAAGCAGGGCGGTGAGCTGCTGCACCTTCTGCTGAAGCTCTGCCTCAGCTGGAGGAACGCCCTGCCCGAGGATGTTCGGAGGGATGGTGCGCTTGATGCGCTCGGCTACCTCGTCCGCGCCGGGAAAGTCCGCCGACTTGAACAGGATGTCGCCCGCGATCTTGGCGAGGTCGCTGTTGGTTTTCAGCATGTCGGACAGGGCTGCGAACGCCTCCTGACGGCGGGTCGCGTAGGCCGGGCCGATGTCGCTCTCGACGGCGTACTTGCCGACGTTCGGATTGAAGATCGTGGCAACCTTGTCCCGCAGATCCGGATCGGCCTGAGCCGCCTTCAGACCCTCGTCATCGACCGGGCGGCCATCGACCATCTTCATCACAGGCTGCTTGAGCGTCGGATCAACCTGCACATCGGTGAGGCTGCCGTCCTCGGCCATGATCTTCGTCACCCGCTCGGTGTCGTAGACCTTCGGGATGAGGTCGATCAGGATGCGGCCGGTGAAGCGGATCGACTGCGCGAGGTGGTCGATGTAGTGATACGTCGCATTGTCGCCCTGGCGCTGGCGTTGCTGGATCGCGACGCCGCTGCGCTCGTTGGACGGGGCGCCCATTTCGCTCTGGTACTGGCCAGAGGCGAGCATGAGTTCTTGGGCGGCAGTCTGCATCCCGGTCAGGTAGGCGGTGGATTGAACCGGGGGCTGCGCACGCTGCGGAGGCGGGATCGTCTGCCCGTCGTCCGTCATGTGGTTGTAGGGCAGAACCGAGTAGTTCACCTTGTTGGCGTTGTTCCAGTAGTTCTCGAAGCCCTCGATCGCGGCAACCGGGGCAACGTAGGGCGTCTTGCCCTGGAGGGCGCCAAACTCAGCCGCTGCCGAGGTCCAGAAGTTGTACATCCGCTGCGCGTCCTTGAGCGCGCGGGTGTGGCCCTTCCGGTCCAACTTGCCGTCAATAACGGTCTCTTCGCCGATGACGCGAACAATCGGGATGAACTGGCCCGGCCAGTCCTTGCGGTCCACGATGCGGCTGCCCGCAATCTTGTACCACTTCACCCGCCAGCGCGTCGTGCGGCGCTCGGCGCGGATCAGGATCGGCTCACCATCCTCTCCCGGCATCCCCTTCAGGCTGTCGAAGACCTCCAGGAGATCATCGGGGATGGTGCTACGCAGGAGCGTGCTGCCGTCCACCAGCGAGTAAAGGCGATCAGCCACTTCCTCCCGCTCGTAATACTCAGCGATGCGGACATGATCGCCGTCATCCCACGAGCGGCCCTCATCGCAGAGTGCGTTGCGGCCAACCACATCCTTCCACTGCGGGTATTCGGCCTCGAAACGCTCCTTCGGCACGTCGCGGAACACGAAGCCCCACCGCGCATCCGAGCCGTCGAAATCCTCGATGTCCGGATCAAGGTAGATCGACAGCGTGTCGGACACGCGCTGGATTTTGATGTCCAGATCGAAGCTGTCCTGATCCGCGTACTCGGTCAGGATACGCCAGTAGCCCCAGCCGCCGCAAATCTGCGAATGGGACGCGGCCTCATAAGCCTCGGTGGCGTTCGAGCGGTACTCGATGTGCCGAACCACGCCCTCGAAGATCTTGGCGCTGTCGTAGGTCGCGCCGTCGCCGGTCGGGCGGATGTCGATCGACGCCTTGTTCTGGCGGGCGTCGTTGAGGATCTGGAGGTTGTGCTGCCGGGTCTTGTTGATCGTCAGACACGGGCGCGCGCCGTTCGGGTCGTTCGTGCGCGACGTGACCTGAGCCTGATCCCACTGGTACAGGTTGTCCGAGTCGCCCTCGGCGAACTTGAGGTCCTCCACAAAGCGCTTGCGGGCTCCGCTTTCCCAATCCTGGGCCTGCTTGAACCGCTTGTGCGCTCGGCGGATGATCTCGCGATCTTCCTTAGTCTCGCGGGGCATCAGGCGTCCTTGACCCGCCGGCAGACGTACTCGTCACTCGTCCCGTCGTAGGAAACGAGCCATTCTCGCCCGCCCGCACGAATGCGAACGCGCTCATCGCCCCACCGGAAATTCATGACGTGCTCGTTGGCCAATTCAGCACAAGCCTGTTGCGCGGCGAGCCACGCGCTCAAGATGGATCGGCATGCGACGCCCCGGACGCGCTCGTCCGAGGACTTGAGCATCCCGATCATGCCATCGCGGGCCTGTTCGAAGTCGGCTTCGGTGGGCATGCTCACCCCATCCAAGCGGTCTGCGACGCCCCGTGCAGATCAGGCACGAGCGAATTCGCCAAAATGCTTCTCAGCCGCGCGCTGATAGGCGCCGGATGCCTCTTCCGGCGTCAGAAAGAGGCCCAAGCCCATGGACTTGCGATTGACCATGATCGAAGCCTGCCATTTGCGCGCGCCTCGATGCCAAGACACGCCCTTGAAGCCGCTCTTGTTCGTCTTCCGCGCCGCCGTGTTAGCGATGTTGAGCGACGCCGATGTGAGCCGCAGATTCGACAGCCAGTTGTGGCTCTTCACCGTGTCGCGGTGATCAACGTCAGTTTCCGGCCACTCCCCATACGCCAGCAGCCACGCAACGCGGTGAGCACGCATACGCGCGCCATCCAGATCAACGAGGACATACCCGCTTTTGTACAGGCATCCAGCGCGCTTCCCTGTGGCGATCCACGTCAGATGCCCAGTGACGGGGTCATACGACAAAACAGAGCGAATTCGCTCGGACGAGGGAAGTTCGCGCACAGCCTATCCCATCCATGCTGTGTTGGATGCGGCATAGCCAATCCTAATTGGCGGCTTTACCTTCTCTCTCTTTGTATCACCGCGAAGGCTCATTGCAAGATATCGAAAGCTGTCTGCGGCGTGCGAATGCTGATCGTGCAAAGGTTTTCGGCTGAATTGCTTGGTGTCTGGGTCAACATCGTACCGATAATGCCGCAAGTGGTTTAGGCCGTCAGCGCATTTCTGCTCGTCGAACCAGAATTGCGGAAAGAGCGTACGCGCCGCATTAATGCCCTCGATCACATCTCGGCGGGGTTGCACGATGACATTGCGGCCAAGGCTTCGCATCATCTGAGCGATCGTTCGCCCATTGCCCTGCAATGTGGAGCTGTCGGCGTCGTGGGGCAGATAATCGTTCCCATACACGTAGCCCTTCGATTGCAGCGTCTTCACAATGTCCGGGATCGCGCGCTGGCTCACTTCCAAGAAATCGATCACACGAAATTCGCCGCCAACGGCCTGAGCGAACCAAATAGACGTGCAATCTGCCCAGCCTAAATCCCACGCGGTGTGAACCGGCTTCGTGCGGTCGTACTGCACGCGGCCAATTCGCCCCTCAGCAGCCGCCTCGCGCATTTCCTTGGCGTAGACCGCGCCGTCGAGAGTTTGCCGCGTGGCGCCCTCCCAGACGTTCAGGTAGGCATCCGGGTCGCGGGCGGCGAGTTCGTCCTTCTCGCGCCGTAGGACTTCGGGAAACCACGGATTGTCCGACCAGTTGAGGCGGACCACCTTCGCGTCGGCGGGCGGATTGACGACGAACCGCTGATAGGTCGGGTCCGTGTCCAGCTCCGGGTTGAACGTGACCCAGATTTCCGAACCGTCCTTGCGGATCGTCGGGATGAGCTTCGACCACGAGGCGTTCGAGACTGTCTGGGCCTCTTCCACCCAACACACGTCGATGCCTTCGGTCGATTTCAGGCTGTCGATCTTGTGACGCAGGCCGGAGAAAATAAATTCCGACCCGTTCAGGCCGATGATGCGCTTGTCTTGGATCTCGAACGCGCTCCTTAGCCCAAGCTCCTCAATCTGGTTCGAGAGAAGCTGGTGAACGCTCTCGTTGATGGAGTTCTGAAACTCGCGAGCGCAGAGCACGCGCATGGGCTTGGTTGCGGCCTGGATGATCAGAGCCCGCGCTGCGCCCCATGACTTCGACCCGCCGCGCCCGCCGTGAAGAACTTTATATCTGTGGCTCTCGAATAGAAACGCTAGTTTCTCGGGGAACTCGACGTTCATCGCCGCTTACGAGGGGGGCAGGGCAATGACGCCGACCTGAAGGCCAGACGGGGGCGCATTCGACACAGAGCCAACGTTGATGTTGAGGATGCTCAGCAGGGCCACGGCCTCGACCACGCATTTCACGCTGGCACTCGTGGCAGTCACTGCGGTGGCCCAGCACTTCGGCACACCAGCGCCAGTGTAAACGGGTGTCACGACCACCTGGCCCGGCGTCGCAAGCGGGCCTTGAGCGTGCTGCGCCTCGGCATGGGTGGAAAGGCTGGCGAGGATGGCGGCCAGAAGCAGGCGGCAGAGCATGGGGCTACCTCTCTCCTGGCTTCACGAAGCGGACTTGCACGAGGCTGCGGATCGGGCCGCCTTCTCCGTCGCCGTCTACAGGCTGCGTGGGCTTGCCGAGGGCGCGGTCGAGGACCGTGTTGACCGCCTTCAGCGCAACGTTCTCGTCGGCGCTGTCGATGAGTTCGATCGCCCGGCTCAGAGCCTTTACCGTGGCGCCTCTGGCAAGCTCACGGACTTCTGCGGGGATCTTGGGGCGCCCGGTGGGGTTGCCGCTCTTGCCCTTCTCGAAAGGTGTTCCAACCATGCTGATATTTTCGCTGTTAGCAGCGGTCTAGCGCCTATCGGCAGAACGGTATGCCGCCGAGACGGCGAGAGCGGCGTGACGGTCGATGGCCGAGCCGAGGGGTTCGTAGTTCACGCCCTCGGAGCACATCAGCGGCGCATCCATCTCAGCCAGCTTCGACAGCGCCTCAGCCCGTCGCAGCCTCTTCGCCATGTCGACAGCGCCCCTCACCTGAGGGATGTCGTCTAGGCGGGCGCTGATGGAGGCGAGGCCGGAAGGGAGAGAGGTCATGTCAGGCTCGCCAGCACCGCGCCGTTGATGAGGATGTGCAGCACGTTGTCGGCGACGATCAGGAGCCAGACCGAGAGCCATGCCGGCACATCGTCGGTGTAGCCGGTCGCCGTCACCGGGCCGCGGGCTCCGTTCTTCGCCCAGACGAGGAAGCGGGCGAGCCGCCAGCGGTCCACCGGGAAGTGCAGGCCCGCGATCAGCGCGAGCGCCAGCGGATCGAGAGTGATGAAGACGAAGGGCAGCGTGTAGGCGATCGCGTGGACCGCGGCAGCGAGGCTGTTGCGGACCTTCTCCGTCGCCATCCAGTGACTTTGCAGGATGTAATCGCCAACGAGATGGGCGACGATCTGGTCCGCCGTGAACACGCTGGCGTTTGTCCTGCGAGAGGGCTTCGATGACGGGCCGGCAGATATATCGGCTAAAGAGGGGTCACGCCTGCCTCGCTGGTCAGCACGGCCCCCGAAGGGTGCGGAGGCCGAAGCTTCGCGTGCCGAGAGCGACCCTATAGGCCCTCACCGTCATCGAACTCGTATCCCGAGGGGGTGTGCTGAGAACCGCAGTGACCGTTTCCTCGGGCTTACCTGTATTGGTGGAGGCGCCTCAATCCAGAAGTCAAACGCCTAGTTGTCCGGACTACTGGCTTACCGGACGATCGGACACACGTTGCCGTGGCCGCTAACCACCAAACTGGAATTTTGCGGACATTTCCCCTAGCGGCAGCCCTGCGTATTTCAGCAGGCCATGCAGGGGCCGAAGGTCTTGTCCCGCTCGGGGCAGACAGGGCGGCGCAAACGCTCAGCCACTTCGGATGTCCTGAGGACATAAATCAGCAAGCCGCGAGAGATGTCAAGCGGCTTCCAAGCTTTCTTCGGCAATTTCGAAAGGAACAGGTCGGCCGAAGACATCGACAGCGACGGTATACCTCCCGCGCTTCACGTCAACTCCCTCGATTTTCGCCATGAAGGTGGCAAACGCGCCGTTCGAGATCCGCACCTCGTCGCCGACCGAGAACAACGTCTCAACGAAGTCCTGCACTCCCTTGCCGGCCTTCTTATGTCCCGTGATGTGGTCGGCGAACTCGGTCATCATCTTTGGCGGGATCATTGCAGGGCGGGCGCCCTGGATTGCGATCTCATCTGCCCAGATCCACATGCCCTCCCCCCGGCACAGGATGCCGTGCACGTAGTCGAGCCCGGCGAGCAGGCAGGCGTATTCCGGCTCTTCCACGCCGACGAACAGCGTACGACCCATCATCGGCGCGTTCGTCACCTTCGGCTTGCCGTCCGTCTGCACGCGGATTTCGCGGCGAGCCTCGAACACCGGGCACCCGGCGGACTTCAGCCCTTCCACCACCTGAGAGAACCGGCCGAGTTGCGCGCGAACGATCAGCCAGCCGCGGCCCTGGTCCACGTCGAACCGCTCAGCCTTCCGATTTTGCCTCACGCGGCCACCAGACGACCGAGATGCGCTGGCGTAGGGGTTGGCCGCCTTTTGGCGAGAACGCCGCTCACGGGCCGCCTTACGCGATTTGCGAGCCCTTGCGCCGGCCTTGGTCTTGTGGAGCTTGCCCGCAGTGGTCGAGGTAGCGGTGTCGTTCGTCATGGCGGCTCTCCGAAGGCTACGGGTTGGGTGAGGCGGATGCGGGTCAGTAAGCCTTGCCGCCAACGCCCTGGCGCGCTTCGAGCTTGTGGTCCGGCCGCACGCGGTTGAACGCCATCTTCTCAGCCACAGCGCCGCCGAGATCGAAGCCGAGGCGCCCAGCAAGGTCGGCGATGCGGATCATGGCGTCCGCCAATTCGACCTCCATCATCGGCCGGTGCGGAAGCTTGTCGTCCATCAGGCTTTTGCGGTGCCCCTCCATCGCATCGCTGACTTCGCTGACGATGAGCATCAGCTTTTGAGCGACGATGGCGGGCGTCATCTCGTAGAGCGCGCCGGTCTGCTGGTCGTGCCACCATCCAGCGGCGAGGCTGGCCCCATGGGCGGCCTCAACCAGACTGGCCACGGCCGGCGCTACGTGATCGGAATTTGCCGGCGCTGACGCCATTTCGAAATCACCATGCATCGCGTTCATCTCAATCTCCTGCTGAGGGTACGGCTACGGGTTGGGTAAGGCGGGGCGGGAAGGCGCGGCAACGCCCCACGCGGCAAGGACATCGGCGAGGGGGCGACCGGTCTCAGCGGCCTCGAACTTCGCGTCGCGGCGCAGATTGCTGGCGGCGATGCGGGCCGCTTTGACCTCAGGGTCGAGGCGCGAGAGGTAGACAGCCTGCGCCCGCCGACGCTTCGCCCTCATGCCGGCAATGTTGATGGTGCCTTCCTGCGTGACAAACCGATGGCCGCAGGAAACACACTCGCGTCGGCGCCGGATGACGCCCGGATCATCCTCATGCGGTCGGCTGTCGATCACGCGAGTGTCGGCGGAGCATTTGGGGCAGATCATGCGGCTGCCCTCCGTCCAGCGTTGAACACGTCGCACCAATCCGAGCCGAGGGTGTCGGGGATCTCAACGCGCACCTTCCCGTCGAACAGCGGCGGTTGAAGGCGCTTCGCCAGCGTGTAGGCCGCAGCCTGCCCAGCGAACTTCTCGTCCGCGTCGCCGAAGATCACGACTTCCTCGACGCCGGCCGGCGGCAGCCACTTCACGAGCATGGTCGAGTTGAGCGACGCCCACACTGGCACGCCGAACAGCGATGCGGCGGCAAAGGCGGTCTCGATGCCCTCCGCGATGCCAAGCACGGCGCCGGGTGGGAACAGGCGAACCGCCGCTCCATCAGGGATCGGGCCGGGCATCATGCGGCGCGGAGATTCTACGTCCGCCTTGCGCCCGTCCGCCGTCAGGTAGGTGCGGTGGATCTGAACGCCGCTACCGTCCAGCGCCGCCACCTTGGCGATCATGCCGGGGTGGAACGACGGCTTGTCGTCCTGATACCGCAGGCGCTCCACCGTGCGCAGGCATTCGGGAACGCTGACGAGGCCAACACGAGCCGCGAGGTAGCGGGAAACGGCGTCGCCCCGCTCAACGGGCCTGGAAGCCTGCCAGAGGGCGTTGAGGCTCTTCCGGGTGTCGTCGTGGCTCCGATCCTTTTTCGGCGCTGTCGGCTTAATCTCGCCGATCAGAGGGGCTATCCGCTCGGCGAGTTCCTTGAAGTCGATGCCGAGCACCTTCATCGCGAGGTCGGCACCATCGCCGGCTCCGCAGTGATTGCAGATCCATGTGCCCCGGCCTTCCTTGTCGTCGTAGCGAAACCGGGTCTTGCCTCCGCAAATCGGACAGGGGCCGTTCTTTCGGCCGGACAGGAAGCGGCTGTCCACGCCCAGCATCGGCAGGAGGCCGGTCCACCGGCCGCGGGCGCGCTCACTCAGCGGCGGCAGCATAGGCGGGCTCCTTACGGCGGTTGGCGAAGGCGATCTGCCTGGACTTGATCCAGCCGAGCGTTTCGGCAGTCGGCTCGATCTCAGGAGCGTTGCGATAGGCGTTCGGCCAAACGTCGAAGCGCTCGCGGAACTTGTTGGCGGCCCAGCCGGGCTTGTGCCCCTTGCTACGGGCGTAGGCTTTGAGTTGCCCGAACACGAACGCCTTCTCGTCGGCATTCGCTTTCTTCCGGACGGGCGTCATCTCAACTAGCTCGCCGTCCTCGCACTGGATCTCGCTCTGACGCTCCGGCTTGAAGCCGCAGGCGGGGCACTTCGGCGTCTTGGCGGGCTTGAGGAAGTTGCAGGCGGAGCATTCCTTCGGGAGAGCTTCGGGCTTCTGCCGGGCCTCGGACTTCTGCCGTTCCCGGCCATCGTCCAGCGCGTCATGGTGGATGTCGGTAACGAAGCCGAGCCGAAGGGTGGTGTCGCTGTGGTCGAGCACCAGGCATGTGTCCTTGACGCCGAACACCGGATGCGGGGGCGGCATTCGCAGGCCGCGCCCGATGATCTGCACGTAGAGCATTTCCGAGCGTGTCGGCCGGGCCAAGACGATGCAGCGCACGTCCAGATCCACGCCCGTCGTCAGGCACCCGACGCTGGCGATCACGCGCAGCTCGCCGGCCGAGAAGCGCTTGAACATCGCTTCCCGCTCGTCGGGCTTGGTGAAGGCGTCGATATAGCCGCAGCCAATGCCGGCCTTCTCGAACTCGCCTTGGAGGTGATTAGCGTGGGCGCGATCGACAGCGAACACGAAGGTCGGCCGGTTCTCCCCGCGCTGGCGCCACGTCGTCACCACGTCGGCCACGAGAGCCGGCTTGTTCATCGCCTCGCTAAGGTCGCCCTCGTGGTAGTCGCCCGCCACGGTGCGGACGCCGCCCAGATCGGGGTGCGAGGGGGCGTAAACCCGGAACGGCGAGAGGTAGCCAGCCTCAATCAACTCGGCCGTCGTCGTGACTTGGATCAGATCGTCGTAGTGCTTGCCGAGGCCCTTCGTCCAAGGCGTTGCGGACAAGCCGACGAACGGAATGTTCTTCCACGCCTCGGCGGCCATCCACTGGCCCAGCATCTCGAACCAGCGGTGGCAGTTGTGGACTAGCACTCCCCCCGCAAAGTACGAAGGATGGCCTGAGACCCGGAGATTGTAGACAGCTTCAGGGCCTCCGCGTTCTTCACGCGAAATAGAGACCACCCGGACTGAGCAAGGAACATCTCCTTGCCGCTGTCCCTCTGCCTCGCCCGTTCCCCGTGATGAGTGCTCCCGTCCACTTCGATTGCGATCATTAGCGAGGGGTTCGCAATGTCGATCTTGTAGCAGAACGGCAGTCGGCTCTGGCCGCGCTTCACGCCGGTCTTCATCACGTACTCGATCAGCCACCCGTCGCCCAGCGCTGCGTGCAGCTTCATCACTGGCAATGGGGTCGGCCTGCCATTGCCACCACGCACCTTCGGCATGTGCCCGATCCGTCGAAGCGTTTCGGACATCTTCTGCCGGGCCGCAATATCCCGCATCGGGTTCTCGTGCTTCTTCGCGCAAGATCCGCAGCAAAACCTCTGACGAGCGAACTGCGCCTCTGCCATCGGAACTCCCGCTTTCGAGACCCAGGGACGCACCTCCGCTCCACAGCCGACGCAAGTCTTCGTGGCTGAAAAGGCCCGATCCCACTTCCAAGTCCCCTGCCGCGACCCAGCCGCGCGGGCAGAAGAACGGATGATCGTGAGTGCAGACGATGCTTGTGCCATCGCTCAACTCCAGTGTGATGGTTTGTTTCTGCTGACAGACGATGCCTTCGACTACGCCGATGCCGATCGCGTTGAAGACCAGATCTCCGGATTGAATTTGCTCGATCGGGACCGGCCCTTTCGGCGTCTTGATCAGGGTGCCGGCCGCGAAGCACTCATCCACGACCACGATGTCGAACGGCGGGATCGACCGACGCTGTAGGGTCTGGATCGACGCGACCTGAACCGGCGCCTCCGGCCGGGTCATCGGGTGGTTGCCCTGGATCACGCCAATATCGGTGATGCCCTCCGCCCAGAACGATCGCACCGTCTGGTCGATGAGGCTGATGGCGGGAACCACGAACAGGACGCGCTTGCCCTTGGTACGGGCGCCTTTGACGATCTCGCCAGCGCACCGGGTTTTCCCTGCGCCGGTCGGGAGAAACAGCAGCGGGCGGCGGAAGCCTGCCTTGAGCGACGAGCGGAGGCCGTCGATGGCCTTTACCTGATGGGGGTGAAGGGTGCGGCTCATCGGGCGCCTCCCACGGAGACGAAGCGCCGAGCGGCACCGAAGCTTTCCGAGCCGCGGGGATGAAGGGGCTCCCCTCGCGTGTGTGCGTGTGAGGGGTTCTCCTGCGCTACATCCTGAAACCGCTCATCACGGCTAGGATCTTTACATCCTCCATCCTCCATCCTCCATCTGAGAGCCGCATTCGGAACCAGTTCCGAACTACTTCCGAACTCGTTCCGAACTCCGAGGCGATCATCGCCCGCATGTTCCGGAACGGCCTCAAAATCATCGCCGTCAAATTCCGAAGCAGTTCCGAACTCGGCGCCCTCATAAGGGGCCTCTTGTTCCGAACCGGCAGCGTATCTGCGCCGCCCCGTTGTTGCGTTCGGACGAAGCCCCGGCGACGTGAAGCCCGCGTAGTTCAGAAGCTCGGGCGGAAGAGGATGCACCTCTTTCGGCGACTTTGGCCGCTGGTGACGCACGAAGTTTCGGATGACGCCGTAGCGACGGCCCTGCGCCATGAAGGCGCGGACGCAGTTGGCGTTCTCAAGTTCGGCTAGGAGAGGATCGATAAGCGCTGTCGATGCGGGCAAAATCCGCATCTTGAGCATCGTCGGCTTCCACTCGAACACGCCTTGGTCGTCCGCCTCGCACCAGAGGCCGATCCAGAGAACTTGTGCGGCAGGGCTGAGCGAGACGAAGGCTTCGTCGGTGAAGAGACCGGGATGGATGGAGCGGATGCGAGCCATTACGCGCTCCCCTTCGTGTCCATGTCGGACAGGCTGCGGGTAGCGACGGAGCCGGTAGCGTCGCCGCACTGGCAGGCCAGCGCATCGGCCATCCAAAGCGCCTCGATGCGCTGGACCGTCCGAGCTGCATGGCGAGACTGCTTTTCAGTGAGCCCGCCCCTGTCCACAGAGTAGGACAGCAGGCTTGCCGCGAAGCCGAGATCACGGTCGTCGGCATCCATCACGGCGATGCACCAGCGAAGGAGATCGGTCCACGTATCGCTGGCCGGAAAGTCCGGAACTTGTGATGGAAGGAGCCGGTAGCCACCCGTCGGCTCAGACGTAGGCGGTTGCTTGTGTCGAGGCATGACGAAGCCGTTCCGAGAAGCGCTCGCGCGCTCGGTTGCAGAGAGGCGGTGACGGACGGGAAGGCGCGTCAGGTCACGGCGGCGCACGGATCTGCGCTCTGTCCTTCGGCTTCAGGTGATCTCGGAAGGTGGTTGCCTCGCTGTCGTGGCGAGGCAGGAGGCGGCGCAGGAACCGCGCAGAGTCGATGTGAGCCTTCGCGCGAACGCGGTTGCGGCGCTCGGCTTCCTTGGTGCCTTCAGCCTCGACCGTGCGCCCCTGCGTGGCCTCGTAGCGCCCGTGGGCAGCAAGGCCGTCAGCGAGGGCGCCGCAGCTCCTGGCGCTGTTCTCGTGCCATTCCAGCAGGCGCTCTAGGCAGCGCAGATCCTCGAAGGAGAGCGGAGCGCTCATGTGACCTCCGCGAGGTGCGGGGCGGCGGCGTCCACCATCTCAATGCGCTGCCCGATCCAGCGCATGACGTTGACAGCCATGGAGTTGCCGAGGGCCTTATAGCGAGGGCCGTCAGGCAGCAGCCCGCCGCGCCACGGAACGAGCGTGTAGTCGTCGGGGAAGCCTTGAAGGCGCTCGCACTCGCGGGGCGTTAGGCGTCGGACGGCCCAGCCCTGCGTGACGGCTGTCCAGTTCGCGCCGCCCTCCTTGCCGCCGCACCGAAGCGTAGGGCTCAATTCATGACTGGCGTCGCGCAGATCATCTTTCGCCGAGAAAGCGATGCAGGGCGCATGCGCGCCGGCCGCCAGCGGATGGCAGGGGTCACCCGGCTGCGGGCGGCTATAATTCGCGGTGCTGGTGATCTGCGTGGTGTCGAAGGCAACGAGGTTCTGACACTCATCGCCGGCGGGGCCGCCCGTCCCTTTGGCCCACTTCGCCGACACAGTACCCGCCACGGGGATAAGCGGCGTCCCCCGGCCAGTGCCGTCTTCGCTTGCATCGAAGCCCTCGCCACGCAGAGCGTGACTGACGGACACGCCCACGTAGTTATCGCTGTCGGCCCGATGAGATGGGTTAGGCTGCGCGCGGAGAGAATGAGCGACATCGAAATGGGCTGGGATCAGCCCTCCGTCACAGTCGAAATCGGTGCCGAGACAGCCACCGCCTGAAGGGCGAGCGCTAAGGGTGGGGGCAGGTCTTTTCCCCGCTTCTCGGCTCGGCGCAGAATCCCCGCGCAGGCACGCGCGCTCAAAAAGTACCGCTGCGGGACGGCGCCAGTCTCCAAGATGTCCGACAACGAACACACGCCGACGTCGCTGAGGGACAGCCCGTCCAAACCCGTCCACTCGGACGTACTGAGCGTCCAGCACTCGGTAGGCGAACCCATACCCGAGTTCGACCATACCCCCGAGGATGGAACCAAAGTCCCTTCCTCCGTTCGATGACAGGACGCCGGGGACGTTCTCCCAGACCAGCCATCGGGGGCGCAGGCGGCGAGCCAGAGAAAGATACTGGAGCGCCAAGTTGCCGCGGTCGTCTGCCAGCCCGCCTCGCAGTCCTGCGACCGAGAAGGACTGGCAGGGGGTTCCGCCCACAAGAAGGTCGATTGCGCCGTACTGGCCTTCGCGGATCGTCGTGAAGTCGCCATGCAGCGGCACCTCAGGGTGTCGGTGTTGCAGGACCGCGCGGGGCGCGGCTTCGATCTCGGAGAAGAAGGACGGGCGCCAGCCGAGCGGGTGCCACGCGACGGTGGCCGCCTCGATGCCAGAGCAGACAGAGCCGTAGACGAGGCCGCTCATGCGCCCACCTCCGGCATGCTGATGGGGCCAGCCGCAGGGGCGACGACGACAACCGCCTCGGGCGTCTCGTCTTGCCACCAGATGCCGATGCGCTCGGCGTTGCGGTCGTTGCGGATCACGCCGTGAAGTTGGAGAAGGTCGCTCGTCACCTTCACGGCATTGTCGAGGTCGAGCCCGCTTTCGCGCGGCAATCCGAGGTCGAGCGTGTAGCGACCAGCGATGCGGCCGGGGCGCTGCGCAGTCAGACGCCAGCCGGCGTCACTCATCCAAGCCGCGTAGGCATCCGAGATCCGCACGCCGCCGCCCTTGCGAGGCGCGTGCATGTCGTTGACGCTCACCGGAACCGGCAGGCGCAGAACGACGCGATCGGCGTCCTGGCGCTGGTTAAAGGCGGCGAGCGTCGTCGCGGCGCGGAGGCGAGCGGCGCTAGTCACTTCGCGCCCTGATCCACCAGCGGAGCCACCAGGGCAGCGTTCTCTTTGCCCGCCTTAGACAAAGAAAAGATGGGGGCCTGATCGTTGGCGAGTTCTTGTAGGTTCAAGAAGACGTGCGCTTCGACCGCTACGCCGGGCTGGCGCCCGATAAGTTTCCGGAGCCATCCGGTCGAACAACCCACTTGCCTTGCGATTGCATCGTAGGCCAGCATCTTGCTGTAGCCTCGGCGCTCAAGCGCATCACGCAAGACGAGAGCGTGGGCGCGAGATCTGTCCTCCACATTGGCCTTCGTGTTGCGCCCTATCGGACGCTTGACCCGCGTAGCTTCGCTAAAGCCGCACGCGACAAAATCGTCCCCGTAGTGCTTGACCTTCGAAATGAAATCTAAAAGCCTATTGGAGGCGATGAACCACTCTCCGTGAACGCGCTCATCACCAAAATGTTCGTGAAGGTGGGCCTCAAGACTGGCTCCGCCCCTCGCGGTAGTAAGAACATCCAGCCTGTCAGGAGATGACCCGCTTAAGTTCGATAGGCGGCGATTAAGATCACTCGTCCAACCGATCTTGATAAGGCCGGTGCTCTGGGCCTGCAAAAAATAGACAATGCAATCCATCGTCATCTACTCCCCGCCTTGGGTGGTGTTCGTGACAGAAGCGCGATCAAGACGCGCTCTCAGTCCCGCAATGCCCGCCTCGATCTCTTCCAGCGCTCGATCATCGCGGCGAAGAGCGCCCAAACGGACTGCCAGAAGCTCATTCTCAAGGGCGCTAATCTCCCGCCGGACTTGCTTCTCCACGGCTTCTTGAAGCGCCACCAGCAATTCGGCGCTCACCGTTTTCGGGGCTCGAAACATCAGGCCCCAGATCGATCCGTAAGGCTGCCGTAGGCGGGCAGCGACATCACGGGCAGCCTCTTTGACAGGCGCCCCGGTCTCGCGGGCTCGGCTCTCAACCAAGCGGCGCGTGTATCGGCTCGCAGCGGCTACTGTCGGCATTGCGCAGTCTCTCGGTTGCTCCGTTTGGGAATGGCGGTTGAGCCCCACGACATCGCTCCTGTGGTCCAAAGGCGTGGACCACGGAGGGACAGATGAAGGGAGCGAGAGAGGTTACGCAGGCACGACACGAGAGCGACCAGCCGGCGGCAACCGGTGAGGACGCGAGCAGAACAGTCGAAGGAAGCGACGCCGTGAGCCCGGCAAGGCGAGCGGCGAAGGACGGAAAGGGTGCCGGGGCTTTCTCGGCCCATGCCCGGCGACGGGTTTGCACCACAGAATGCGAGCCCGCAGGGAGGGAGGGCGCTCCCCAACCACATCCTGTGCCCGAGAAGAGAGACGACACCGCCGGCAAGCGAGGTCGTCAGAAAATGGCCCGGCTTGTAAGGATGCACGGCGGGCTGATCGTGAGGGGCGGACAGTGAAGCGCGCAGCATCACGCAGCCTCGCCCGAGCGATGCCAGACCGAGCCGCACGTAAGCGGGCCTACTGGCAGGCCGTTCGTCGCGAGCTGCGACAGGTGCAGGCCACCCTTGGCTTCGCAGCCCTGGCCGAGCCGCATCCGCGCTTCATGCAGATGCATCCGTACTGGGCGCATCTGGCAGGGGAGGATGAGTTTTGACGGCGCGGTCATGCGGCCTCCGCCGTATGCGGGGCACCTTGTCGAGCGGCGCCAATGGCGTAAACCGGCAATGCGGATATGGCTTCAGCCGCGCTAGTTTCTTGGTCCCACGCAGGGTCAACACCCGGCATGCGCTCCGGCTTATAAAGCGGCTCCCATTCCGCTTTACGCATGATCTTGAGATAGGTCGCGACGGTGCGATCAGCGCCGTGAGACTTGAGCGACTCGCGGAAATCGCCAGCGACGCCCGTGTATTTCCAAGCCTTGCAGTGCCCGTCGCTATAGCGAGAGATCGTGAGATATCCCGCCTCGAATTCGGCCAGATAATCGGAGGTGAGAGCAAGGATTGTCATGCCCGCACCTCGGCAAGGACGCGATTGCAGGACGCGAACAGGCGCTCCATCCGCATGGCGCGATCCACAGACGAGGGGTTCGGCTCCTTGCGCCGGATCTCGGCTTCGGTGACGGCGAGGCGGTTCCGAGCCATCTCAGCGCCCTACCCAATGCATCGGAGGGAAGAGGTCGCCGTGATGGGCGGCAACGACGGCGTTTGCGCCGATGACGGCGAGTGCCACGAGAACGGCCGCGAGACCGAGGCTGCCGAAGATGCGGCAGGCGGTGAGGCGACGGGGGCTCATGCGTGCCTCCGATCCATGATCGGAGCGTCAAGCTGATCGCGGAAGCGCTGGCGGGCCTCCGGCCCAGCCGCGTTCCAAGCCGCGTTCAGCTTCGCAAGCTGCTTCTCGACTGCATCCTCATCGCTGATGGGATCTGCGGCGAGCGGCACAGTGACAGTGGAGCGGCTTGCCCGGCGCGCATCGCGCTCGGCGGCAAGCTGCCGAACCTTCTCAACCTGCTCCGCCGGCTGCGAGGCCGCGATCTTCAGGAGAGCGCTTTGATTGTTGTCGAGGTGAGCGCTGATGGCGGCCTGCTTGGCCTGCTCACTAATGGAGGCGACCTTGACGGCGCGCTGCGCCTCTGTGCGCTCGATACCGAGATCACGCGCGGCAGCGTTGATGCCGCCCTCCTTACCGCGCCCTCCCAAAGAAACCGGCGCATGTTGCGCCAGTTTCTCCGCTCCGTCTGTCAACCTGATCCACTCCGCGATCTGCTCCTTGCGTTGCAGGTCAGTGAGGTCGGAGCGGTGCAGGTTCTCGGCGATCTCCCACTTGCGGGCGGCCACCTCGTCGCCCTGGAAGACGATGCAGTCGATCGTCTCCCGGCCGAGGCGCTTCATGGCCTCCATGCGGTGTCGGCCGGCGACCAAGACAAAAGCGCCGTGAAGCTCGCCCTCTTCAGGGTGGTTGAGAAAATCAACGTACCTGATCCAGATGGGAGACCGGAGGCCAATGGCTTCGATCGAGCGCGCAAGCGCGTCGATATCGGCCTCGACCAGGGGGCGCCGCTCGCCGACAATGAAGATGTCAGCGAGACGGTGCGACTCAACGATGATGTCTTTACCGCGCATGATCGGTCAGACCGGAAGAGGGAAGGTTTCGTCGGCCTGCCACTGCAAGGCTGTTCCCTTGCGGTTCGAGGCCCACAGGTTCCACGCCTTGATGATCGAGGCCGCCTGCGCGACGCCCCGGTTGCCCGCAGACCGGAAGTGGCTGTCGATGGACTTCTGCATCAGCCCGTCACGCAGGCTGATGATCGGGCTGCGGGCGCTCATGCGGCTACCCGAGACGTGCGCCGAGCAGGACGAGCCGAGCCGGTGGGCTCAGCCTTCGGACGCACGATCCCGGCGGGCCAAACAGCGTCTTCCGGCCAGTTGGCCGAGAGCCACCGCATACCGTTCTCGAAGCTGCGAGTGTGGAGGTCTTTGCCCGCCCGCAGCCGGCCGATCGACTTCCCGTCGTTGAACAGCAGGGTCGAAAGATGGCTATCGGACGACCGCTCCTTGGCCGCCTGATACGCATCAACTACCGCTAGGAATTGACCGATGAGCGTCGTCATGCTGGGAGGTATACGGGACATATCCCGCAGCCGTCAAGGGTCAACATCCCGCTCCCGTGCGGGAGGGCCGCAATTTAGCTTGCGGGACATGACCGACGACCTTTTCGCCCGCATTCAGGCCCGGCTTGACGCGCTCAAGATCAGCGCTCGCAAGGCTTCTATTGACTCTGGCCTCGGCCCCGATGCGATCCGCGACATCGGCCGGAAGCCGCACAACTCCGTCACCCTCACAACGATTGAGAAGCTGGCGATCGGGCTGCGGACGACGCCCGAATGGTTAGCCTTTGACATTGACAACCGGCCGCCAGCGGAGCCCGCTTACGACGGCGGTTTGAGGGTCGAGGGCGAAGTGAGGGCAGGCACGTGGCTGGAAGTAGATTTAGAAACACAGGGCCGGGAGAAAGATCTAGATTTGTATCCGTCCGTGCCGGTCAATCTAGATACCAGATGGCCTGCCGATAGTCAGTTTGGGCTCATCGTCCGCGGGCCGTCTATCAATCGCCATGCTGTTGAAGGCGACGTTCTTGCCTGCGTCGATTGCTGGGCTCTCAATCGCCCGATCGCAGAGGGTGAGCTGGTGATCGTGGAGCGGATGAAGGATAGCGGCCACTACCTCGAACGGACGGCCAAATTCTACGAGGACTGCAAGGACCACTATAAGCTGTGGCCTGACTCGACTGACCCTCGATACCAAGAGGCCATTGTTGTGCCGAAGGGCGAGCCGGGGGAAGAAGTGGACGAGACCGGCACCACAATCCGCATCCGGGCCATCGTCGCCTGGATACACCGAAAGGCGGTCAAGCGGCCGAACCGGTCAGCGGACGGGCACCATAGCTAACCTTCTAACCGTGTTTAAGAAATCTGACCCTGATGGGTAGAGAGAGTGTTGTGATCTGTCCATGGGTGGCCCCGCGTGCGAGATCGGGTCAAGGCGCATTCGCCCCCGATGCAAGCACACGGAAACCACCCATGGCAGGGGGCTGACGGGCCGAGCCGAGCGCCGCTTACTGCCAACCCGCGTCACCACCAAGGCGCGGGTCTAGAGAGTTCTTTCGGGGCGGTGGCCCCTTGGCCCTGGCGTCTCCCCTTTGGGTGCCATGCAGATGTGGGCCGCTCCTGGTGTCTGCCTTCTCCTAATCACGGTCGCCCGTATCAGCCGCTGCCAGCGTCCAGACCGCCCAGCGGATTGAGCCCACGGCAATTGCCGTCCGTGGACCCTCGTGGCTGCTGGCGATGGAGAAGTCTGGACAATTTGCACACTGTGCAATAAATCGTTTTTCATCCAGACGGGTCAGGTCGCCAAACCAACAGCCCGTTTGCGCCCCGGCGGTCTTGCGGACCGGCCGGGGCATTGCCGTTGTACGCCTGGGAAAATCGCGGGTCAAATCCCGCACAAAATGATTGACGCGGGAAATGTCCCGTACTAGGTTGGCTTCATCGCAGCGACGCGATGGAGCCCGCCCCGATGTCCGCCCAGCGCCAGATCAGCAATCTCACCTTCCGGTCGGCGCTCCAGGCTGATCGCGTGCAGGTTCCGAACGGCTTCCTCGCCTGCCGCGAGCATGTCCGTGTCAACGTCCGGATCGCCAAGCGCTCCCTGACCCTTTCGACCGGCGCCTATGACCGCGCCGCGATCATGCTGGCTGCACGGTCGGCCGCCGATCTCCATCAGCGCCGCTACGGCTCTTCCCGCTCCGAGGCGATGTCTGTCGCTTTGAAAGCGACGTGGGGCCTCGCGCAACAGGCGCGCCGCTCGGCCGCGCACTGATCCCCCTCCCCGACAGCACGGAGCGTCCCATGAGCATCGAATACGTCAGCGGCGCGCGTGAATACGGCGAGTACCGCTCTCGCGGCTGGTACGTCGTCAGCGACGAGACCGGCGAAAGCGTCGGGCCGTTCGAGAGCCGCCTAGACGCTGAGTTCGAGGCCGGTCGCCCCGAAGACGAGTGAGCGCCGCTCCTTCCCCTTCCCCTCCCCGCCTACCGAACCGGAGTGCTTTGCCGTGCTCGCTCACATCTCAGCCAACACTTTGATCTGGCTTTCCCTCTTCGGCCCGATGCTGGTGATCGCCGGCCTCGGCTTCACGGCTCGGCATGTCTCTGACGTGCTGTTCCCGTCCTTCGGCGAGGAGGCTTGATCCATGGCCTCCGCCGCTCGCCTCCGCGCCGCGCGCGCCGCAGAAACCTGGGGTGTGATTGAGCGGAATGAGCACTGGCTGCTCATTCAGGAGATCGACCGCAAGAGGAAGAATAGCCCTCTCCGAGTTGTTACGGCTCTTGTGCCTTCCAATCATGTGAGGGCGGAGCAGATTGCCCGCCTGATCTGTGCCGCGCCGTCAATGCTTGAGGCGCTGAAAGCCGTCGTCCGCGTCGCTGATCGAAACACTGTCGAATTCGATCTCGCACGTGCCGCCATTGCTGCCGCAGAGGCGGAGGCGGGCCGATGAACGGCCGGCCTGATCCGCACCGCGCTCAGATCCTCCGTCAGCAGTGCAACCGCACCCTTCGCGGCAAGAGCCTGCACGACGTGGTGGGTGCACTTCAGATGCTCACCGCCGATGCGGTGATCGACGGCCTTCCGGGTCTCTCGGAGGAACAGGCGCTGAGCGCCGCCAACGCCATCGCTGGCGACATCCAGAACATCATCCGCGAGCGGTTCGCCCTCGCCGGCAGCAAGGGGCACTGACATGGCCGGACTTCGTCTTCTCGAAACCATCCGCGATCCCATGGCCGAGGCTCGCAACCGCCTCTCGCTGGCAGTGGCTGACCTCAACGGCACGGCGACCCGTCTAGCCGCTGGCGAAATTCTCGACATTCAGACGATCCGCAACGTCGTCTCGCGGTGGGATCTTGCCCGCGATCAGGCTGACCGCGCCGTGTTCTGTGCCCTCGGCGTGGAGAGCATCAACGGACGCCGGCTCAACGCGGCCGACACCGACGACATGCTCGACGCCCTGATCCACCGGCTCGAACTCAACAAGCAGGCCGGCCGCGCCAAGCCCTACGGCGCCGGCCTCCCTGAGGCGCACAGCCCATGGGGATGAGCCTCGCCATCCTCGCCGCCCTTCTCGGCTCGGCAACCATCGTCGCTCTCAGCCGTCATCTCGCTCTCGCTGACAGCGCCCGAGACTTCACCCCTCCTTCCTTCATCGCAATCGGAGACGAGCCGTGAGCGCACTCGACGCCACCCGTGTGTTCGACCGCTCCCTTCGCGGGGCGCACGACATCGAAGTCCTGCTCAGCAGCTTCATCGGCTCGCTGAACTACGAAGGCCAGCGCGCCGAGCCGTCCGCTGACCGCGCCGTGGAGCTTGAGAGCGTCGCCATCCGGCTGCGCGCCCACGCCGTGACGCTGGCATCCCTCGCGGAACGGCTCTCCCCCGCCGCGAAGACGCAGGAGGCCGCATAAATGGCCGCCTCCCCTGCCCTGGCCGAACAGTGGGCGCCGATCGGTGACACAGAATATCAGGTCTCGACTCTGGGCCGCGTGAAAGGCTTCCGCGGCAGGCTGCTCCGGCCGAAAGATAACGGCAAAGGATACAAGAACGTCTGCCTCTGCATTGAGGGCAAGCACGAGTATCGTTATGTGCATCGCTTGGTATGCGAAGCCTTCATCGGCCCGTCTCCACACGGAGATTGGCACGCAGATCATATCAACGGGGATCGTGGCGACAACCGGGCGCTAAATCTTCGCTGGCTATCACCACAAGACAATCGGAAACTCAGGAATATCCGTTGTGGGGACACTCATCCCTACGCGAAGCTTGATGCGGTCCGAGTAAGAGCGATCAGAGCCTCCGGCAAGTCTTCCGCAAACGATGCCGTGTTCGCTCGCATGTACGGCGTCAGCCGTTCAACGATCGCGAGCGCTCGCCTCGGTCAAACTTGGAGGCACGTCAATGCTCGCTGAAGCTGTCGAATATCCCCATCCTCGCGGCCACAACGAGCCACCCGAGCCGACGCCGTTCGAGGTGTCCCGCGACCGGATCTCCGATCTCTACGCCGAGGCGAAGAACTGGTGCGACGGCGAACCCATCACCTCGCAAGCGGAAGCCGATGCCGTGTCGAAGCTGCTCGACATGATCGGCGAAGAGATCAAGACCGCCGAGCATCGCCGCCGCGACGAGAACAAGCCCTTTGATGAGGGCAAGGCCGAGGTTCAAGCGCGCTACGGCAAGCTGATCGGCGAGACGAAGAGCGTTACCGGCCGGGCGATCCTCGTGCGGGATGCCTGCCGCAAGGCTCTGACGCCCTGGCGCGAGCGGATCGAGGCTGAGCGCGTTGCGGCTGCCGAGGCGGCTCGGAAAGCCGCTGACGAGGCCAAGAACGACGCTGCTTTCGCCTTCGACGTGACCCGCAGCGACGACCTTGCTGGCCGGGAGCGCGCTGAAGAACTCGCAGCTCAGGCCAAGGCTGCCGAAGCCGCTGCGAAGAAGGCCGGCAAGCCCACCGCTACGGGCCTGCGCACCGCCTACCGAGCCGAGGTTTCCGACCATCGCGCCTTCCTGCGGTGGGTCGTGGAGAACCGGCCCGAGGCCCTGCGCGGGATGCTCGACACCTACGCCAACACCCTATGCGCGCAGAAGGTGCGCGGCGTGGCCGGCGTGAACTTCGTTGAGGAGCGCGTCGCCCGATGAGCCGAGACAACGGCAAGCGGGAAGCCGATCTCGCCATCAAGAAGGTGCTCGTTGAGCACGGAGAGACATGGAACGCCGGAACCGTCTGGCGCGTGCAAGGCACGGCCGTGATCTCGCACAAGGCGTTGGAGCGCATCGCGGCTCGGGCCGGCATTCGCTTCGACAAGCCCGACGTGCTGCGCGCCGAACGCGACGAGGCCGTGATGCTCGTCGTCGGGCGGCGCGGCGACCTCACGGAATGGTCGGTCGGCGAAGCTCTGGTGAATGTGAACTATCGCGTCTCCGGCAGGCAGGCTGGCTACGTGTGGGCGATGGCCGAGAAGCGCGCCAAGGATCGCGTGATCCTCAAGCTGCTGGCCCTCCACGGCATCGCCTACTCGGAAGAGGAGGCTGACGACCTGAAGGACGGTAAGCGCGACGCCGCCACGGAGCCTGCCGACGAGCCGGGCAATGATGAGCCTGAGCCCAACGAAGGCGACAGCCGAGCCGCTTACCTCGAAGCCTGCAAGCGCACCATTGCGGCCGCCACTGACGCCAAGGTGCTCCGCGATTGGTGGCTGTCTGGTGATGAGAAGGCAGCCCGCCGCGACTTCGGCCTCAGCCAGGACGAGACCGACAGCCTCAAGACCGCGCTCAGTGATCGCCTCAGTGATCTCGGCCGCGGTGGTGACGACACCCGGAGGGCCGCGGCATGAGCGCCGGCCACGTTCTCCGCCTCGCCAACGACAAGATCCGCCAGCGCGCCATTCGCTGGATACTCGCCGCCCCCGAAGGGATGCTGGTCGAGTTCCGTGAGCCGAAGCGCACCCTCGACCAGAACGCCAAGCTCTGGCCGATGTTGGAAGACGTGGCGCGTCAGGTCGAGTGGTACGGCCAGCGCCTCACAGCCGAAGAATGGAAGGACGTGTTCACCGCGTCTCTCCGCAAGGCGAAGGTCGTTCCGGGCTTGGATGCCGGCTCCTTCGTCGTGCTCGGCCTTCACACGTCGAAGCTGAAGAAGGCCGAGTTCTCCTGTCTCATCGAGCTAATCTACGCCTTCGGCGCTGAGCACGATGTGGTGTGGAGCGAGCCGGTTATCCGCGACGAGCGGAGGGCTGCTTAAATGGCCCGCCTCTACCGTTCCGAAGAGGCCGATGTCGGAACCACGGCTCGGGTCAAAGACCTGCCGTGCTCCGCACCCGGCTGCGGTCGCAACGCGCTGCTGAGAAGCGGCGGTGGCCCGGCCTGCAATCGCCACTATCAGATGTGGCTCAGATACGCGGCGTTTCAGGCGCCGCCGAGGGATAGGGCGCAGACGGTCTTCACCTGCGCACACTGTAACTCGTCATTTGAGCGCGGCTACACCGTCTCTCGCGAGCGAGCCTCGGGCCGGCAGTATTGCAACATTGAGTGCGAGCGCGCGGGGAAGACCGCGCGTGCGGAGGCCGGGACGCCAGATAGGTTCTGGGCGCTCGTTGCTGTGGGGGGGCAGAATGAATGCTGGCCCTGGCAGGGCCATAAAAAACCGCTCGGCTATGGGCGGTTCACCAACCGGCCGGGAGACATCCAGCAAGCGCACAGGATGGCCTACAGGCTCGCAAAGGGCTCATTTGATGAGCGTCTGTTCGTCTGCCACGCCTGCGACAACCCATCTTGCTGCAACCCCTCGCACCTGTGGCTCGGCACGCATCGTCAGAACATGGACGACATGTTCGCGAAGAAGCGGCATTCGGCGCCGCCCGTGCTGCGGGGAGAAAGAAGCCTCAACGCGAGGCTCACCAAGTCAGATGTTCTGCGGGTCGTTAAATCATCGGAGCCGGACCGCGCGCTAGCCGCAAGGTTCGGCGTGACGGCAGCCGCGATTTACAACATCCGGCACGGCAAAGCTTGGTCTCACGTCACGGGGATCAAGCGCCATGCGTAAGCGCCGCTCCGCGAAGTCCCGCCTCCGCATTTTCCTCGCGCATGATGGCGTCTGCCACATCTGCAAGGGCAAGATCGGCGTCGGCGAAGCGTGGGACTTGGACCACATCACGCCGATCGCGATGGGCGGCGAGGACGAGGAAGCCAACCTCGCCCCTGCGCACCGAAAGACTTGTCACGGCGCGAAGACTGCACAGCAGGACGTGCCGATGATCGCCAAGGCGAAGCGCCGGGAGGCTCTTCACCTAGGCGCCAAACCGGCTCCGAAGCAGCGCCTGCTTAGCGCCGGCTTCCAGAAGGCCCCGCCGCAGCGCCGGGCCTCCACCCCCCTCACCAAGCCACCCGTCCCCCGCCGCCGCTCACTCTACGGAGAAGCCTGATGGTCACCCCCTTCTTCAGTGACCCCGTTCAACTGGCCGCGGCTCGTGCCCGCCATGTCGCCAAGATGCATCCGCTGGCCAGCAAGCCGCAGAGCAACGCGAAGGTCGCATCCGCGCCAGTTAAGCGTGACTACATCCATGTGGCGAGCGAGGTGCCGGCCGCCCCGCCGTTCATCAAGGCGATCATTGCGGAGATCGCCGCGCAACACGGTGTGTCATATGGGGAGGTGATCGGGCCCAGACGATCAAGGAAAATCACCTCGGCCCGCTTCGCTGCCTACCATGCGGTAGCCAAAGCGCGGCCGGATTACAGTCTTTCTCAGATTGCCCGCCACTTCGGCAATCGCGACCACAGCACCGTCCTACGCGGGCTGCGCAAGGCCGCTGTCTCCCTCGGGGAGGCCGCGTGATGGCCGGTCGCAAGATCGTAGACGAAGCCGCTGTCGTGGCGATGCTAGAAGCCGGCGCCACGCCGCTTGAAGTCGCTTCGACGCTCGATGTCAGCGAGGGGCACACTCGTCGCATTCAGACACGCCACAAGCTCGACACCCCGGCGATCCGTGAGAGGCTTGAAGCCCACCGTGCCGCCGTGGCTGAGCGCTGCCGCCAGGGGCTCGCGGAATTACGAGCGCTCAAGGTGCCAGAGTGGGTGAAGCGCGCCGACCTAGAGTCCGACTATCGCGACACGGCCCACAACTTCGGTGAGGAAGCCGCGGCTCGGCATTGCCGCTCCCTCCTGCGCGATCAGCGCGAGATGGAAGCTCTCGACGCTCGTCTCCGGAGGGCAGCATGACCCCCGCCATCACCCCCGAGCTTCGGGAGAGGGCGGGGAAGGACCGTCCGATCATCTTCTCGGCGGCTGAACGCAATCGGCTCTGCAACGCAGATCGCGTGATCAAGCTGCCCGACGCTGAAATCGGTCATCGTTACATCTGTGGCGAGACTATCGCCGAGTTGGCTCGGCACTTCCGGGTCAGCAATCCAACGATCGCGAAAGCCCTCAGCCGCCTGGGCATCGCACGGCGGGCGCCTAAGCCGCGGCCCGGTCGCTTCTCCGGAAGCAACAATCCTGCTTGGACAGGTGGGCGTAGACAGCGGGCAGATGGGTACTGGCTCGTCTGGACGCCCGAAGGCGAGCGACTAGAGCATCGTGTTGCCGTCGAGAAGGATCTCGGCCGGCGACTGGCAGACGACGAGATCGTCCACCATCGCGATGGCGATAAAAGCAACAACGATCCAAGCAATCTTCAAGTCATGTGCCAGCGCGAGCACGCTCGTCATCACGCGCCCGAAATGCATGCGGCGAGGTACGGCCATGGCCGATAGACCAATTATATTTAGCGGCGCGACGGTCAGAGCTATATTGGCCGGCACGAAGTCGCAGACGCGGCGGATCATCCGTGACACCGTGCCGGAAGCGCCGGGGATGGACCATGTCCACCCGAAGAACCAGATCCGCCACGCGGCACCCTATCTCGACGCCTACTGCGGCCAGCCGCGCACGCCAGCCAACCCGCGCGGCATGGGCGAATGGTGGTGCTGGTGGACGCGGGATGACCGCGCCGGCCCGCAGTTCAAGGTCGGCTTCAAGCCCGGCGACCGGCTGTGGGTTCGCGAGAACCATCAGTTCCGGGGAGCTTCCTACAACGACGGCACCGAAAGCGAACCAAGCTGGAGCGATGAGGAGTGGTTTCGGTGCTGGGGGAGCGGTGGCGCGGGAGATTGCTGGGACCCTGATTTCCCGGCCGGCTGGAGCCCCAGCCGCCACATGGGCGTGCACGATCTCACCGGGCCGGAGCACGACGAGGGCGAGGCTGTGCGCGGCCTCGCGACCAAGGTCCTGCCGTCGATCCACATGCCGCGCTGGGCCTCCCGCATCACGCTTGAGGTGACGGAGGTCCGCGTCGAGCGGCTTCAGGACATCAGCCACGATGACGCTGCGGCAGAAGGCTTGATCGCCGAGCGGACGCCGGCCGCAGGCATCCTCCGCAACGTCGCGATGGATCTGTGCACGCCGCTCGTCCGCACTCGCTGGCAGGGTGCGCCCGATCTCCCGCTGCGCGGCATGGAGCGGGCTGCCTACCGCGACCTCTGGAACAGCATCCACGGCAAGGACGCCTGGGACGCGAACCCTTGGGTCGCGGCGATCAGCTTCCGCGTGATCCTCGCCAACATCGACGCACCCCCGGCTTCCCCTCTTGCGACAGGGGAGGCGGCGAACCCGAACCAGCAGACACGCCTGAGCGCATCAGGCGCTCACCATTATGGAGGCGCTGAGATGGGCGACCGATGCCAAATCTGTGGTGAAACCGCACCTGAGCCCGCCACCCTTTGCCTACGCCGAGTGGCTGGCGTGGCCGACCGGGGGGTGCCCTGCGACTACAGTAAGGAAGGCGATGCCCGCTTTGCCAACGAGATCGGCGCCGAGAAGGCAGCCCTCGTGATGGGAGCGTTGGATCACGCGCCCGCCTTATCCGGCGAAACGTCCTCAAATGGAGGGCGCTGAGATGAAGCTTGATATCAAGCGGAACGCGCTCTGGTCCGCATGGCCGGAAGATGACTGCGACAGCGACCCGCGCATCGACCCCATGGCCCAGAAGATTACCGAGTGGTTCGTCGGTCGGTGGCCCCGCGGCGCGGAAGAGCCCGAGTGCCGCATCCTCATCGGCGAGGGACGGTCGGCCGAGATCATCGCCCGGCGCATCGCCGAGAAGCTGACGAGCGTCCTGAATACGGATGCGATCCCCGACAGCCTCATCACGAGTTCGGTGGGGGAGAAGGACGGTTGGGTGCTGGTGCCCGTCAACCTGACTGATCGGATGCTCGAAGACTGCGGTCAATTCCTGCCGCCAACCTCGACCCTCTCTTACTGCTACGACTGTTTCCGTGAAGCATGGGCCGCAGCCCTCGCGGCCCGCCCGGAAGCCCCCTCGGATGCGGGGTGGAGCAGGGAAGACCTAGAGGCTTTCGTTGCGCGCGAGTGGCCGGAAGGTCGCTCGGCTGGCGCAGCGGCCCGTGAGCTTGTTCGCGCCCTTGGTGTGCGCGGCCTCGCCCCGACTTTGCAACGTCTGCTCACCGACCTGTTGGGGCAGATCAACTTCGCCTCGACCGACCGGGCGCAGATCCTGGCTGATTTTGCTAACGCGGCGCCCGAGGCGGCCAGGATGGCGAAAATCGACAGCTTCGAGCGGTGGAACCCGCGCGTGTTCGACCCCACCCCGCCTTCAGACCCGGCCCCCTCTGGACAGGCGGAGGGTTGAGCTATGGCCGTCGTCAACGTGATCGTTTCCGGGCCGGTGGGCTCGGGCAAGTCGGCCCTGTGCTTCGAGATCCTCGCCGCTCTCCGCGCAATCGAAGTCAAAGCCGAAGTTGTCGGGCAGAGCCCCGGCGACGTGGACGGTGATCCGATCAGCAGCCTCGAAATCTACCGCGAGACGCTGAATGTCGTCGTCTCCGAGAACCTGATGAACGAGCGGATGGTCTCGGCCCGCGTCGGTGGCTCGTACCAGATGCCGGACGGGCGCGAGTTCTGGGTCGATGCGCCTGTCGCGCAAGAGATCGCCCGCCGGGCGCTCGGCATCAGCCCTTCGTCCAACGACCGGCTCGGAGAGAAGGCATGACCCCCGCCAACCCCGATGCGCTGGCGGATGCGCCCTACGTCCTGCTGAAGCGCGGGCTGTTCGAGCGGCCGGGCCACCACGGCTACACCGGAGTGCTCCGGCACGCCGGCCGCTTCTCCCACGAGGAAGCGTCCGCCTACGCTGTTCACGGCGGCAGCGTCACGATGATGCTTGCGAGCGAGGCCCCGGCCTACTCGCCCGCGTGCTGGCACGAGACGCAAGTCGAAGACCTGCTCGACCTCTTGCGCATCGAGCGGGAAGCCAAAGCCGCCGCCGAGGCCCGCGCCGCCCAGCTACAGGCCGAGGTGGAGGCGAAGGACAGGGCGATCCTGCTCCTGTTGCCGTTCGTCGATTACGCGGCCGGCGAAGGGCTGATGTTCGTCGAGACCGAAGACGGCGACCACCCGGAGATGGACGCGGCCGACATCATGGCCGCCACAGCCGACGCGCTGGGGCTCGAACTCGGCAGCGACGCGTACCTGTCCCTGCTGCCTGACGGCTACGCCGCGATCCGAGCCGCCCGCGCGGCCACGGCAAGGGAGGGGTAGAGCCATGCTGATCCAACGCATCTCCGGCACGACACGCGTCCTCGGCAAGGCACAGGGCTACTCGGGCCTGCCGGTCAAAGACGAGCCGATCGACATGGCCTTCGACGGCGGCGTCGAGCGCGTGAACATGATGGTGACAGCCTGGGAGCCGACGCCAGACGAACTCGCCCGGCTGAACGCGGGCGCCCCAATCCTGCTGCACATCCTCGGCGAGGCGCACCCGCCCGTCCGCATGGAAGTCGGCGAGCCGAAGGAGCCTGTCTGATGGGTGAGAGTAAGCGCCGAGAAGCTTCCGGACATCGGCCGCCAGAAGGCATGGTCAACGCCTCGGGTCGCCACGTCACCGACTTAGCTCGCGGCATCATGGACCTGCTGGAGAAGCCCTTTGATGAGGGGATGCAGGCCGATGTTGCGGCTCACGTCCTTGTCGCCACCGCCGTGGATCTCTGGCGAGCCAACTACGGCGACGCCCAAGTCGGCGAGGCGCTGAAGCGCGCGATCGATCGACGGCTTGAGAAGCCGGCTGGGTACTGGGGAGACCGGCGCCCGTGATCCCCAACCCCCATACCCCCGCCAGTGGTGCGCTCAAGATCGAGGAGGCAGACCGTGGCCTACGCTGAGACCACGAAGGTGCCGGTCGCGCAGACCCGCGCTGAGATCGAGAAGCTGCTGAAGGCGGCCAAGGCCGAGCGCGTCATCACGATCGACGATCCGCTTGAGGCGACCGTGATGTGCATGCTCGCGGGCCGGCTCATCAAGATCCTCGTGCCGATCGCCGGCAACGCGAACGATCAGGTCCGCCGGGCTCGGTGGCGGGCCCTGCTGCTCACCATCAAGGCGAAGCGCGAGGCGGTCGAGAGCGGCATCGAGACCGTCGAGCAGGCCTTCCTCAGCCACGTCGTGCTGCCCGACGGGCGCACCATGGGCGAGTGGGCCGAGCCGGCGCTGCAACTCGCCTACGAGCGAGGGCAGATGCCGAATGACCCGCTCCGCCTGCCCGCGCCGCGAAAGGATGATCGCCATGGCGAGTGACAAGAGCCTCGCGGCTGAGATCGAGGCGGTGCTGCGCGCGAACACGTGCGAACTCGGTCAGGCCGACGAAGCCGACCGCTTCCTCATCGTGGACGTGAAGAAAGCCGCCGCCGAGATCGCCGCCCTCCAGAGCCGTGCCTTTGAGGACGGGGCGCGGTGGATGCGGGAGAGGGCCTACAACGCCGTCATCGACGTTCGGCACGCTGCGGCCTGCAACTTCTCGCCCGAGTTCTCTGGCGCGCAGGGCGAGGCACGGACGAACAGCCTCGCAACTGCTGCCAAGGCGGTTCTGGCCCTTCCCCTCCAGCCCGAAGGGGAGCGGAATGCCTGATCTCCACATCATCTCCGGCACGCTGCACTGCTCGTTCTGCGACAAGAGCCAGCACGAGGTTCGCAGGCTGATCCTGGGGCCGAAGCCGTTGGCGATCTGCGACGAGTGCACGGACCTCTGCGCCAAAATCGTCGCCGAGGCTGGGGCTGAAGAAGCGATCACGAAGCGCATGGCCGAGCGCGGCGAACGGATCGCCTCCAGGCAGGAGGTCGAAGCTCTCGCTTGGATGCGGACGTGGAGCATCGCGGCGCCCGCCCTCGCCCCCAACACGACAGAAGGGAGAACGGATCGTGCCTAGGGCCAAGCAAAAGACGATCTACACGGAAGGCGCTTTGGCCGGTGGTCCCGAGCGCGAAACGGGCGGCGTGGTCCCGAAGCAATTCCTCGTGCCGCTCGCCTACCGGCCGGCGGATGCGGCGCATGTGCTCGGGGTCAGTCGCGCCACCGTCTACAAGCTGATCACGCAGGGCGACTTGAAGGCCCGGCAGATCGGCGGCGCGATCCTCATCCGTCACAACGACCTAATGGAGTTGGTCGATGGGGCGCCTCTGTCGGCGCACACGAAATTCGCCCAAGAGTCCATCAAATGACGCCGCTTCTCCAAGGCATCGCCGCGCCGGTAGGCCCTCTCTGTCTCATCTCCAACGAGGTGGGCGAGCGCGGCTTCGGCGAGGTCGCCGGGGAAGTCGGTCTCTTCGTCTACCCAATCGCGGAACGTGGAGCGGAAGCCGTGCACGGTAAACTCACCCATGCCGCCGCGCCGGAGCAGCATCAGGAACACCATGTCGCTGAGCTTGGTGTTCTTGCGCGAGGGGAACACGAGATCGCCATCAGCCGGGGTATCCGGCATGACATGGCGCAGGATGGACAGCGCTTCCGCCGGCAGGGGCACGCGATGCTCTCGCCCGCCCTTCATCCGCACGCCAGGCACGACCCAAAGGGCTCCGGCCATATCCACCTCACCCCACGTCATGCCGCGCACCTCACCGGAGCGCGCTGCCGTCAGGATCGTGAGCCGCAGAGCAAAGGCGCTCGGCTCGGTTCGGAAGGACAGGTAGGCGTAGAAGCCGGGGAGCTTGGTTCTCGGCATGGCGGGGTGATGCCCGCGCGCAAGCTTCTTCTGGCGGGGGAGCAGCACGTCGAGGTGGCCGCGCAGGCGAGCCGGGTTGTCGCCCGAGCAATGACCCGCGGCCCGAGCTGCATCAATGATCCGCTCAATGCGCCCTCGGATGCGCCGCGCAGTCTCCGCCTTCGTGGACCACATCGGCCGCAGCACGTCGAGCACGTCGGCCGTGCTCACGTCCCGAACCGCCTTATTCCAGATCGGCGCGGCCTGGACCTCAAGCGTCTGCCGCCATTGCGCACGGTGCGCCGCGTTGCGCCACGTCGTCTCGCGATCGGCCATATAGGCGATCGCCACCTCGGCGAAGGTCGCAGCCTTGGTGGGGACAGGCGATGGGGAAGCCCGCTTCTCGTGGAGGGGATTGATCCCTTCCGCAATCTTCTGACGCGCCTCGGCCGCAAGCTCGCGAGCCCGCACCAGCGGCACGGAGTTCAGGGCGCCGAGCCCCATTTCGTGACGCTTGCCGTTCATGCGGTAGAGCATGATCCAGCTTTTGGCGCCGCTGGTAGTGACGTTGAGGTAAAGGCCGCCGCCATCCGCATGCCGGCCCGGCGCGTTGAGAGACTGCACCTTGCGGGCCGTCAGACGATTGATTGCGTTCGCCATCCCCACCAGCCCCGCCAGCAT